TGTTTATTTCCAATGCCGTATACTGATAAATAGCAGCAGCGGCTATGAAAGGCTGAACAATGGCAAAGAACTTTGTCTTCAAGGAAGCGGATTACCTGTCCCTTCCCGTACCCTCCGGCACACTCGCGGGCAAAGCTCTGCGCATTGGTGTCCTCAACGTAGTCACTGTCACCGATGAAGGGTCCGTGGGTAAGACCATCACCCTTGGTGCCGGTGCAACCCTGACCCAGCCTTCCGGCTCGGCATCCAGCAACGAGCCCGGTTTCGCCTCCTGCGCACTGAAGGGTTCTGCGAACCTGCCGGTCACGGGCGCAACCACGGTAGGCGCTCCGGTCTACATCAAGGTGTCCGACAACACCCTGACCTCCACCGCCGCAGCAGGCACCAAGCTGTTCGGTGTGGCCCTCCGTTCCAAGACCGCCCCGGTAGCCGATGTGCTGGTCAAAATCCTCAACGGCGGCATTGTCGCTGACGCAGCATAAGGAAGGCTGACATGACTATCCAGACCATCGAGGAAGCCGGAAAGATTCTCGGCTTCGCACTTGAAGGTGACCGCGCTGCACAGGGCCGCATCAAGGCCCTCGTTGATGGCACTGCGTACATCACCGAATCCTTCTCCAGCTCTGACCTCGCGGGCGCTTTCGCCATCGGTGTCTCCCAGAAGCTGCAGGCTCAGTACAAGGAGCGCACGCAGTCCTGGCGTGACTTCGCTGTCGAGCTGAAGTTCAACGACTTCAAGCCGCAGTGGTTCCGCGAGCTGACGCTTGACGATGACGTGAACCTGGACGAGAACGGCGGGGCCAAGACCAAGCCGAACTCCCTCCCGCGTATCCCGGAAGGCACGGAGTACCCCTCCTTCGGCTTCACCACGTCCGCGTCGGGCATCATGCTCTACAAGGAAGGTGCGCGGTTCCCGTTCACCTGGGAAATGGTCATCAACGATGAGTGGCAGCTCATCAAGTCCATCCCCGGCAAGATGCTCGACCTCGCGGCCAACACCGAGGACACGGAAGCCTACGGCATCCTGGCAGGCACCGCTGGCCCCAACGCGGTAACCTTCCACGCTGACCACGGCAACCTGAACACCGGCGACAGCCTGTTCACCGCCGAGCACCCGCTGTCCCTCGACGCGCTGGTTCTCGCCAAGAAGGCCATTCGCAACCGCAAGGTCAATGGACGCCGCGTGACGGTTCCCAAGTTCCGCCTGCTGGTCCCCACCGCCATGAAGGATCAGGCCGAGTACATCCTCTCCATCCGCGAGCTGGAAGTCACCGAGGGCACCCGCAAGGTCAAGGCCGGAACCTCCAACTCCGACGTGGCCCTGACGGCAACCGACTGGCTGACCGACATCGACCAGTCCGCAACCGCCGACACCACTTGGTACTTGGTGCCGGACGGCGGCAAGGACGGCACCCGTGACGCACTGGGTGTGGCCTTCCTGCAGAACCACGAGGCTCCCGAGCTGCGCATCTCCGGTGGCGGCGGCAACTACCTCGGTGGCGGTCAGGTTCCCGGAACCTCCGGCTCGCTGCTGAACGACACCGCCGAGTACCGGGTGCGCCACGTTGTGGCCGGTGCGTTCATCAACGGTCAGGGCCTCCTGGCTTCCAAGGGCAACGGCGCTGCGGCCCCGTCGCAGTTCAACACTCCGTAGTCTGAACTAAGAAGCCCCTCCGGTGAATTTCCCGGAGGGGCTTCTGCCATTTCCGGCCAAAAACAAAATGCTGTATCCTATTTGTGTGGTGCTACTCCTCCTGTAGTGTGTGGTGAAAACCCCCGGCCCCTCGGTTGCTCCCCGAGAATCGCCGGGGGTTTTCTTTGTCAAAAAGCCGCTCCGGTAGAATTGACATATGGCTGACGTGAATCCCCTGGACCCCAATACCCCGGTCGGGCAATTGCGCCTGCTCATTTCCGACTCACAGCTGCGGAACGATCCGCTAAACCCCGCTGCCGAGCCCGAGTTTTACTACTCGGACGAATTTCTCGGCGGCTTCCTGACAATTGCCGGGGACAATATCTATTTCGCCGCAGCCGACGCGCTGACCGCATTTGCGGCAAATGATGCGCTGGTCTCCAAGAAAATCCGCAAGGAGAATCTGCAGACGGACGGCCCCGCTGTGGCCAACGCCCTCCGGCTGCTCGCGCAGGACTACCGGGCGCGCGGCAAGGCCGTCGAGGAATCCGGCGAGGCTGCCGATGGGACGTTCGCCATCGTGGACTTCGCTGACCCCGTGACGCCCTTCGATGTCTTCGAGGCCAACAACGGTGGTGTGCTGTGGCACTAGGCACCTCGGTCTTCCCTGACGGCTGGGCAGCCTTCCACGCGCCGGTTCTCTCCACAGCTATGACAGCCCGCGTGAAGGTCGAGCGCGTCATCTCCGAGGGCAAGTGGAACTCCGCCACGGGCGACTACGACGGCGGGGAGACCGAACTGCTGTACCTCGGGCCTGCTGACCTGGACCGCATCGCCCGCCCCACGCGCCGGGAGTTCGTCTCCGACTCGGCGGACAACCAGATGATGCAGGCGATGCTGCCGCTGGCACCGGAACTCAACGAGGCCACCCCGGAGAACCTGCGCTGGCAGTCCAACGATCTGCTCACCGTGCTCGTGTGCTCGAATCCGATGATGGAGGGCGAGAAGCTGTTCGTGCGCGGCTGGGCCGGTGCGTCCGAGGACTGGGCACACACGCTCTACTGCGGCTTCAACTCCAAGCAGGACGGTGCGTAATGGCCGGGGTCACCGGGCATAAGGCCCTGACCCAAGGCCTGTTCCAGCACCTGATGCAGGGGGAGCGGAACATGAAGGCCGACGTTCAGGAAGCGGCGCTGGAGGCAGCCATCGCGGGGCAGGAGATGATACGGCACATCATCGACACCACCGAGTCCTCGTTGTCCGCAGAGCCCAAGGACAACCGTAACTGGACGTTTGAGATGCGGCGATCCGTGTCCTCCGACATGAAGACCAAGGGCACACTCACCACCATCCGGGTGGGCTGGGTGGATGCACAGAAGCTCTACTTCCTGATCCAGGAGCACGGTGGCGTGATGGATGACGGAAGGATTGTTACCCCCATGAACGCTCTCATGGCCGGACACACCGAAGTCCTGAAAACTCTGACCCGATGGGGAATCAAAACGCTATGACAGTCAACCCATACCCCTCCCAGCAGGAAATCATCGCGCACCTGCGCACCATCCCCCACGTCGAGGTGTTCGAGGGCAGTGTGCCGGACGGAGAGGCGATCCCAATGACGCCCACCGGCAAGGTCAAGCCGCACCTCGTGGTGAACTTTGCAGGGCTCACCGAACCGTCCAAGGGCGTCAACGGAATTACAGGAGCGCAGGACGATTCCTTCCTCCAGGGTGTCTCCACACACGCCATTGCCGGTGACGATGACGCGGCCCGCCAGCTGAATGGAATTGCGCTCGGGAAGCTGCTGGGGTTCACCCCCACGCATTGCGGGCAGGTGCGTCCGGCCTTTTTCGCAGGCGTCGGACAGATTTCATCTCTCGGCCAGCCGACAAGGCTTTCAGCGGTGCAGTCGTACCGCTACCTGATAAACGCTTGACAAAAGGCCTAATTCTCTATTCCGGTACAATTGGAATAAAGGATTGGAGTAAACGTGTCTGAAAGCAAAACCGTGACTGCGGTGCATGAGAAGACCAAACTCGTGCAGGTCATTCCGCGCAGCTATCTGACCATTTACCCGGATTTCCGGGAACTCAATGACGCTGAGATTGCTGAGCGCCAGCGAGGCAAGGAACGCAAAATGTTCGGGGCAACCATTACCCCGGCTCCCAAGCCCAAGGCTGTCGCCAAGCCTGTCGCGGCAAACAAGGAAGGTGGCAAGTAAATGGGCAAATTGATGTCCCCCAACACCCGTATTGACTGGATCGAGGATGACTCCTACGATCCCGAGGCTCCGAGCGCGGCCCTGTTCTCCGATGCCACGAACATCTCGTGCGCCATCGAGGCAGGCTACAGCCTGAACCCCACCAAGTCGGACACCAACAACAAGAAGTCCATCTGCGAGGATGCGAACGTTGAGACCCCCGTGCGCTACAACTACGAGGGCAACCTGACGTTCTTCCGTGAAGGCGATCTGGCGGACAACACCTCCGCTTACGCCCGCGCGTTTGCCTTCTTCGGCACTGTCCGCAAGTCCGGCTACCTTGTCCGCCGCACCGGCTACCGCAACACCGTGGCCATCGAAATCGGCCACAAGGTGGACAGCTTCAAGTTCATCAGCGACTTCCCCCAGGATGTCATTGATGACGACCTGATCGAATTTTCCACCAAGTTCCTGCCGCAGGGCCGCATGGAACTCGACGTTGCCGTAGTGGCATAAGGAGCCTGACATGTCGCACAAGATGGTCAACCCCAACACCCGTATCGACTGGATTCCCCTGGCAGGCCTGCCCAGCGGTTCCTCCCCCACCGCAGCCCAGCTGAACGCTGGCACGCGCATCTCGGCAGCCATCACCACCGGCTACACGATCAAGTTCAACGACTCGGACACGGACAACTCCAAGACGGTCGAGGACGAGGGCAACGTCGAGACCCCGACGCTGAAGAACTACGAGGCCAAGTTCTCGCTGTTCAAGGACGAGCTGGGCTCCGGCACACAGGACGCTCCCGAGAACGCCACCGCGTTCACCACGGCAGTGAACCTGTTCAAGGTTCCCTACGTCGAGGGCTGGCTGGTCACCCGCTATGGACGCAAGGCCTCGGTTGCTTACGCAGCTGGCCACAAGGTCTCCACCTTCCGGGTCAAGAGCGACTACCCCCGCACCGTCGAGGGTGACGCCGGAAACCCGATCCTCGTTGAGGTCGAGTTCCTGCCGCAGGGCGAGGCGTACCCCAACGTCACTGTCGTCTAGGCAGTGCTTACTAGGTAGTTTGATAGTATGGCTCCAGCATCTAAAGACAGATGCTGGAGCCATTTCTATTAGGAGCAAAAAGTGCCACAGTCCACGATTGAAGTTCCCGAGGGGCGTAGCGAAATCAGCTTTGACCTCAATGCCACGATGAAGAACGGAATCCAGCTTCCGGTCGAGGTTTTCATCGTCTACCCCGAGGGCAATGGCCTCCACGCCATCAACGTCGTGGCTCGGGCCATGCAGACGCAGACGGGCGGGATGTTTCAGGAACTCCTGAACCGGCAGGACGCCAGCATCATTCAGGCCATGTTGGAACGCTCCGCTGACAACGATGAGGATGACGAACTGTGAGCATTGAAGCAGCGAAAGAAATTGCCGAAGAACTGAAGTCTGAGAAGACCTTCGACGCCCGCAAGGCGATCACCGGAGCCACCTACCCCACGGACTTCATCGACGTGTACTCGGACGCAGCATTGGCACACGAGCTGAACGTCACGGCCAACGAGGCTGCCAAGGCCCGCTACCTCGCGGACAGCATCAAGGCTGGCTGGATCAAGCAGAAGCAGGCTGAGGACGCCAAGAGCAAGTCCATCGAGGACGAGCCCTACGCGGGCGACGGCACCGAAGCCCCCGGCTATCAGGCAGCTGCGGACGAGGCAGCCATCCTGGAGGGCGAGGTGGCCGAGGCCGTTGAGCGCCTGCGCGAGAGTGTGCTGACCTTCCACGTCCGTGGCCTCGCGCCCGCGCAGTGGCGGCTCATCGACTCCAAGCAGCGCAAGGCCATCAAGCCCCCGGCCCGCAAGAACTTCCCCAACACGGAGGAAGGCGAGGAGGCCTACGAGGTGGCCGTCCACGAGCGGAACCTGCTGCGCACCCACGCGATCAACAATGACCTGATTGCCTCGGCCATCGTCAAGGTGGTCCGCAAGCACGACGGTGCCGAGGACACCCACACTTGGACGCAGGAGGAAGTTGCCGACATCAACGACTTCTACCTGGAGTCCGAGTACAACAAGATCAAAGACCTCGTGAACCAGCTGACGTTCGCCAACAACCTGTTCTCCATCGCGGTGGAGAAGGACGCTGATTTTTTACCGAAGCACTGACGTGGCCCCAGAACCGTCACTATGTCCAGATGGTTCTGACGGCCAAGGAGTGGGGCTGGTCACCCACAGCGGTCATCCGGGGAGCCAAGAACCCCAAGAAGCCCCACCCGGCTGATTACAACTTCGCCCACGCAGTCCAGACGCTGATGGAGGAGAAGTGCCCCCGCTGTGGTGTGCCGATCTGGTACGCCTTTTCCACCAACAGCGCCATTGGCTTCAAGCTGAAGACCGTCACCTGCTACGGCTGCCAGCACAAGGACGAGCACGAGCCGGACCACAAGGACAGGAAGGCCGGGGAGTCCCACGTCGTGTACGCGGTGCCCGAGGACGGCTTCGAGGAATTGCCCCCACGCTCGGACTATTTCGTCCGGGCCGCGAGGGAACACCAGCTCGAACATGAGCGGGAAATGAAACGCCGAGCCAAGCAGGACGGCGAGTAGGGCGAAATGCACTAATCCATCGTTATGAGTGGGTTAGTGCATTTCTCTTTGCCCAGAAGCGGAAAAACACTGACTGATAGAATGTAGTCATTATCTACAGGAAATTGGTGGTGAATTGTGGCAGGTGCATTTGACGCCAAGGTAGACATTTCGACAAAGGAAGCTACCGCTGGCCTTCAGGCCCTCCGCAAGGAAGTAAACCTCACGGGGCAGTCGCTCCAGCAGCTCGATGGCATCATCAAGGCCAACAAGCAGAACGTTGTCCTGATTGCCCAGCAGTTCACCAAGCTGGTGGCCGAGCAGCGCAAGGCTGCCGAAGCCACCAAGGCCACCGCACAGGCTGACATCGCTGCCGCCCGCGCCGCAGGCATCCGCAACACCGCCGACGCCAAGGTGGCCGAGACGCTGGCGCGCAAGGCCAACCAGGAGGCACAGGCTGCCCGCGCCACGGCGCAGGGTGCTGCTGCCTCTGCCCGTGCCGCTGAGTCCGAGGCCCGCCGTGCTGCCATCACTGACCGCGCAGCAGCAGCCACGCAGCGCGCTGCCCGGTCCCAGATGGAGATGCACGATTCGCTCTCCAACAGCCGCTACCTCATGTACGACGTGGGAGCCACCTATGGTGTGCTGTCGGCTGGGCTCCTGGCGATCCCGGCTGCCACCGCTGCCGTCTCGGCTGCGTACCAGAAGGACTTCGCTCAGGTCATCCGCGTCAACGACTCCTTCAACGATGGCACCGCTGCTGGCACCGACGCCGCGCAGTCCATGAAGGATTCGCTCAAAGACCTCGCCACGGAAATCCCGGTGGCCTTCGGTGAGCTGTCCCGCATCACCCAGCTCGGTGCCCAGATGGGTGTCGTGGACGACAAGCTGGCCTCCTTCACCGAGACCACGGCCAAGTTCATGGCTGTCACCGGCATCTCGGCTGACACCGCTGCCACCCTGTTCGGACGGCTGGAGACCTCCTTCACCTCAGACGTGCAGAAGTACCCGGACTTCTTCGAGCGCATCGGTTCCTCCATCGCTCAGGTGGGCGCGGCCACGGTTGCCACAGACCCCGAAATCGCTGCCATGCTCAACCAGATCGGCCCCCTCGGTGCCGCTGCCGGGATGAGCGCGTCCGAGATGACCGGCCTGTCCGCAGCCCTCGCCTCCGTCCGCGTCCGGCCTGAACTGGCCCGAGGCGCGCTGACCAAGGTGTTCGCCAACATCAACCGTGACGTGGCCGAGGGCTCACCCCGGCTGGCCGAGTACGGCAAGGTCATGGGCATCACGGGTGAGGCTGCGGCCAACCTGTGGAAGACCGACTCCTCCAAGTTCTTCACAGACCTCATCGCCGGTCTGAACGCCACGCTGGCCAAGAACGGCGAGCTGACAACCACCCTCGATGACCTCGGAATCAAGGAACTGCGCGTCTCCGACGCCATGACCAAGCTCGCTGTCGGCAACGAGGTGCTGAAGACCTCAATGGACGAGGCCAACGTCGGCTTCAAAGAGGGCACCGCCCTGTCCAAGATGTCGGCCCCGGTCTTCGAGACCCTGGAAGCCAAGCTGACCAAGATGGCCAACGCCTGGAAGAACCTCGGGGACACTCTCGGTGCCGGAGCCCTCGCGCCCATCGGTGTGCTGGTCGATATGGCCACCAACTTCGCCATCGGGCTGGACTCCCTGACCGACAAGGTGCCGATGCTCGGCCACCTCATCTCGATCCTGATGGGCATTGCCACAGTCACCGCGCTGTTCCTCGGCTTCAAGGCAGCGCAGGCATTTGTCATGGCTGGCATGATCGGCTTCCAGCAGGCTGCCAACCGTGGCATGGGCGGCGGGCTCCAGCTGGGCAACATGATGCGCACGCTGGCCCAGACCATGCTCATCGCCAAGGGTGCCACCGATCAGCAGTCCCGCGCCCTGCTCGCGCAGGTGGGCGCTACCCGCGCGCTGCTGATTGCCTCCTCCACCACCTCGGCCCAGCTGCGCTCCGGCGCGGCGGGCTCCTTTGGTGTGCTCAACACCGCCACCGGCAAGGCTACGGGCGGCATCAAGGGCACTGCCTCCGCGCTGCTCGGGCTGGCCGGTGGACCCATCGGTATCGCCATCGGTGCCCTCGCCCTGCTGACGGGCGGGCTCATCAACGCTGGCATCGAGGCAGAGCAGGCTGGCAAGGCCATCGCTGAGGGTCTGGCACAGGGTGCTGACGCCGGAGCACGGGCCGTGGCTGACAAGCTGGCCGAGCGCAAGGTCACCCTGCTCGATGGCACACTGGGCTTCACCGATCTGGACAAGAACGTTCAGGAAATCGGCAAGGCTGTGGGTGTCGAGTTCGATGTCATCGTGGCTGCCCTCGCCAAGGGTGAGGCTGGCATGAAGGCCTTCAACGCCGAGCTGGACAAATACTCCCAGTCCAAGGGCTACAAGAACGCTGACGATTTCATTGAGAACAACATCTCAGCCGACGCCCGCAAAATCGCCTTCCTGAAGAACGTCGTCAACGAGTACGACACCCAGGCCAAGGACGCCCAGAAGACCACGGAGACCACCACCACAGCCTTGAACAAGCTGGGTGTGGCCGGGACCGACGCCGGGGACGGCTTCGAGGAGACCGCCTCCGACATTGACGAGATGACGGATGCCCTGAAGGCTCTGAACGATGAGGTCTTCGGCACGATCAACAACGAGGCCGCGCTGCAGGACGCCCTCTCCAAGATCGGTGAAGGGCTGCACGCCTCACAGTCCTACTCCCCCCTGTCCGAGGGCGGACGCGAGAACATCCAGAACTTCCAGGATGCGCTCTCCAAGGCTCGGGACTACTACACCCAGCTGATGCAGAGCAACCAGATCAGCGCGCAGGATGCTGCTCAGGGCTACGCGGATTTCGTGGCCGGACTGGTCAACGAAATCAAGGCCTTCGGAGGAGACACCTCCTACGTCGAGCAGCTGGCTGAACAGACCCGAGCCAAGTACGAGGCCATCATCGGCGGCAAGCCTGTGAGTGTGCCGGTGCAGGTGGATCAGGCTGCCGTCCAGGTCGAGTCCGTCAACGCCTGGAACCTCGTGCAGGGCTACTTCAACGGCAACATCCCCATGCTCAGCGTCGGTGCCGATACGCAGGAAGTGCGTATGGAGCTGGCGGTGCTGGCCGAGAACATCTCCCAGATCACCGGCCTGCCCCACGCCGTGGTCATGGACGCGCTGACCGATCCGGCACACGAGAAGGCGCGCGAGGTCGAAGCCCTCCTGCTGGCCATCACCAACAACACCTACACCGCTCCGGTGGACGCTGACACCTCGGCTGCCATCACGAACGTGCAGAACTTTGTGGCCTACGCCCGCACCGAGCTGTCCCGCCTCCAGACCCAGATGAACGGCGGCATCGGCCTCGCTGACGGCGAGGGCTCGATGTCCCCTGCCCAGAAGGCGCAGTACGGCCAGATCAGCACCCGCACGGTGGCTCCTGCGCCCGCCAAGGCTCCGGTGCAGGTCCGGGCACCCCAGATCAACCCTGCCCCGCTGAAGGGCCTCGCAGACGGCTACAAGAAGGCCGGGGACGCGGCTGCCAAGACCGGCAAGCAGGCCAAGCAGGCAGCCAAGGACATCGCGGACGGCATTGACGACGCGGTGAAGGATGCCGAGGACTACGGCAACCGCCTGAAGACCGCGATGATGAGCGCCTACAACCAGCAGTACGGGCTGACCAAGGCCACGGACGAGTACCACTCTGCCCTGAACGCGATCAACAAGAAGCGCGAGGACGAAATCAAGCAGGTCGAGGAGCTGCGCGATAAGGTCCGGGAGCTGAACGATGAGCGCGACAAGGAACTCATCTCTGCCAACAAGGCCAAGATCGAGCAGAACATCTCGATCAAGTACGGCGAGGTGGACCGTGCTGCCGACTACGGCCAGCAGGCTCGGGAAGCCCTGACCAACGCTGCTGCCAAGCAGAAGGAAATCGACGTGGCCAACAAGGAGGCCACCACGATCCAGAACGGCATTGGTCTGCTCACGGGCTACTCTGACGCGGCCATCGCCAACCGCGAGGCACTGCGCAACCTTGAAGTCAAGATGATCGACATGGTTGCCGCCTACGCGGCACAGGGTCACAGCACCGAGGAAGTCCGACGCTACGCACAGGGCCTGACGGCCCAGTTCCAGACCGACGTGGGGCAGATCGGCTTCAACATGGCTGCCGTACAAGGGCTCACGGGCGACATGGGCCGCTACATCGACACCATCAACCGGGTGCCCCGCTACGTCCCGGTCGAGGTGGACGCCGACACCGAGGCTGCCCAGCAGGAGATTGCCGCGTTCGGTGACGCCCTGGCGGGCCTGCCCGCGCAAATCCCGCTGGAGATTGTGGTCACCAAGTCCTACCAGGGCAACGGTGAGGCATGGTCTGACATCACGATGCCTGACGGCACCGTCGAGCGGGTCAACCGTGGCGTGTCCGGCGACTACCAGATTCCGGGCTACGCCTCGGGCGGCATGATCCCCGGCACCCCGCCGTCCAACCCCAAAGTGGACAACATGCTGGCCAAGGTGGACGGGCAGGGCTTCATCCGGGTCCGCTCGCGCGAGTTCATCCAGCCGCAGGAAGCCGTGGACTACTACGGCCCCGACGCGATGGAAGCCATTCGCACCATGTCCATGCCCAAGTTCAACATGGGCGGCTCGGTCTCGGGCTCCCGTGGCGGCGCTGGCGCTGCGGCCTCCTCCGTCGTGGGGCTGGACGCGGAGACCCTGGCGTTCCTCGCGGAAGCGTTCAGGACCGACATCAAGCTGTTCACCGAAAACCGCCTCATTGCCCAAGCCGCCAACGACGGAAACCGGCAACTTGCTGCAGAAGGACACCGCTCATGACCACCAAGACCATGCTGTTCGGCCCCATCGGCAGGATGCTTCCGGTTCCTTACCCCGAGGCCGACATGGGCTGGGACACCACCCGGCGCACCGAGGAGACCGAACTGCTCTCGGGCGGCACGCACGTCTACGAGGCTCCCACCCCGTTCCGGCGCTACAAGCTCCAGTACAAGGGTGGGACGCCGGACCTGCAGAACCTCGTGGACATCTACAACGGCGTCTACGGCAAGGGTCCGTACTACCTGCTGGACTTCAACTACACGGCAGGGAACCTGCTGCCCACCCGCTGGGCCTCGGCCTACATGCTCGGCTACGTGGCCGACACTTGGTGTGTGCCGGTGGTCGAGGCGAGTGCATCTGCATTGGCCGGGGAGCAGGTGACCTTCACCAACCTCGGACAGTTCCCGGCTGCAGGCATCTCCCAGATGGTGGCGACGGTTCCCGGTGAGCCTGCGTACCTACACCTGTGGGGCTCGCGCACGGGCAGCGGTGCCGTGATGGTCTCCCTGCTCAACGCGAGCACGGGAGTCTGGACCTCCCCGGTGGCTTGTGTGCCGGGAGCAAGCCCCGCTCAGGTGGAAATTGTTTCTGCCGCCGAGGGAATTGCCAACACCTATTCTGCAATCAAATTGCAGCTGAATGTTCCCTCCGGCTCCAGCCTGACTTTGGACCACATCAATTTGTCCACGGTGTCCGGGGACAATACCCGCAAGCCCGGTCTGGGCGTCGGAGCTGTGTCCTTTACTAGTTCTTTGAGCGGAAATATCGTAACAAAGAGGTTTGATAGAATTGGGCTATCGCTGGACCTCGTAGAGGTCGAATAGACCGACTAGGAGAATTTCATGGCAATTCAGACCGCCACGCAGAAGAACAGCCTCGCCGTCGAGTACGGCACCGATGCCACCTACGGCGCACTGCTCACTGCCTTCACGGCTCCCTCGACCTACACCGAGGTCACGGGAGGCTCGCCCGCCTACGCCCGCAAGGCCCTGACCTGGAGCGCGCCGTCCAACGGTGTCATCACCGCCTCTGCCACGTTCGATGTTCCTGCCTGCACCGTTGTCGGCACTGCCGTGTTCGACGCAGCCACGGCTGGCACTTACCTCGATGGCAACTCCGTGACCTCAGTGACCTTCTCCGGGCAGGACACTGTGACTGTCACCTTCACCTTCACCCTCACCTAAGCCTCTCCCTGAGCTAGTCGTGGCGGGGTAACTATGCCCCGCCACAGTCGTATCCAGAGAGGAACCACACGACGGTGACAACACGCACGAACCTCTGCACCAACCCTTCCCTTGAAACAGGAACCACAGGCTGGTTGGCCTACGATGGCAGCAACGCTATTGCCACCTCCACCGCACAGGCATACAGAGGTTCCCAGTCCCTACGCGTTACAAAGACCACTGCCTCGGGCAGGCTGACAACCACATTCGGAACCAGCAGCGCAGGTGGCGCAACTGGGAACAGCATGGCCGTAACAGCGGGACAGAGCGTTACAGTTTCCATGTACGTCCGCCAGGGTACTGGCGCGATGGATGTCTTCCCGATGATTTTTTGGCAGGCATCTTCGGGTAGCTTCCTGTCTTCCTCCAGTGGCTCTGCCGTCAGCGTAAGTAGTACATGGCAACGCATCACGCTGACAGCAACGGCTCCTGCCAGCGCCACCCAGTTCGGCTTTGGCGCTCGGGTTACGTCCACCGCTGCCAACAATGAGTTCTACCTTGATAGCGCTCTTGCGGAACTGGGCGGAACACTCGGAAACTACTTCGACGGTTCAAGCACAGCTGCCGGGTTCACTTACGCCTGGACCGGGACTGCCCACGCCTCGACCTCTGCCGAGACTCCAGATACCTCAACCCCCGCAGTAGTAGAAGTTGTCAACGGCACTAAGGTTGCCTCTGACGCAACCACGGTTAGCTCCACGCTGTCCAATGCCATTGTTTCCGGTGACGTTGTTGCCGCGCTGGTGACCAGCAACCAGATCAATGGTAACCACTCACTTGGAGGCCTTGGTGCGACATGGACCCGTGTGGGCAAGGACTCCATTGGGGTGCTGGACCTCTGGATAGGTACAGGCGCGACAACCGCTGGAACTGTTACCGCCACTCAAATCGCAGGGTCTTCTGGCGGATTTAAATACCTGAACCTTTGGCACGTCCGGGGAACTACCGACGTGTATGTCGGCGGAGTGGACAATGCTGCTGCTGACACACTTGTAAGCACCGCCATGACCGCTGGACCGGGCCAGATTTTCATTGGCTCCGGCTACGCCGAATCCTCTGCGAACACCTTCAAAGACCCCAACCCGGCCACAGGCTGGGTGAACTCTGACGATCTGGTGATGACCACCAACCGTCAGGCCTCCCGCGTCTACCGGATTCCCGCAACCTCCGAGAGCCATTACTTCAGCACCTACCGGGCGAGCAGCACGGCCCACCCCATTGTGCGAATGGTGGTTGGCACGGAGACAGTCGGTAATGCGATCAGCTCGACGTTCTCCAGTGAAGGCACACTCACTTCCACGCTGGCCTACACCAAGCGCATCAGCTCCGCACTGTCGGGCAGCGGCACGCTGACTTCCGTGCTGGGGCGCTTCATCACGTCCAGTTTCAGCGGTACGGGCACGCTGTCAGCCTCGCTGACCCGCCACATCCAGTCTGCGCTCTCGGCCAGCGGCACCCTCTCCTCCACCCTCAGTGTGCCGAGGACCAACCTGTTCACCCACCCGTCCGCTGAAGGCGTGGGTATTACCTGGACCACCAGCATCGGAACGCTCACGGTCGAGCGCACCACCGAGCAGGCATGGGTTGGCACCGAGTCCTACAAGTTCACCTCCGGCACCACCACCTCGGTTGAAGCCACCACACCAACCGGCACGAACGGATTCCCCGTTGTCGGCGGCAAGGCCTATACGGTGTCCCTCTACACCCGTGCCGCCACCACGGCCCGGAACATCCGTTCCGCGCTGCACTGGTACGACGCTGCCGGTGCTTCCATCAGCTCCAGCTCCCAAGGCGATACCCTCAACAGCACGACTGAGTGGACCCGCGAGACCACCACAGCCACAGCGCCTGCCAATGCGGCCTTTGCCGCTGTCAAGGTGCGCGTGGTTACTGCCTCTGCTGTGGGCGAGGTTCACTACTTCGATGGCTTCCTGCTGGAGCAGGCCAGCAGCGCAGGCACCTACTTCGATGGGGACACCCTCACCAGCGGGATGACCCACGCCTGGACCGGCACTCCCCACGCCTCAAAGTCAACTGAGGTGGCTGGGGGCGGCAACGTCATCGCGTCCGCATTCAGTGGCTCGGGCACACTGTCAGCCAGCCTTGCCTACACCAAGCGCATCGACAGCGCCTTCAGCGCCTCCGGCACGCTGACCTCGGAACTCGACTACGAGCGCACCATCGCGTCCGAGTTCTCGGCCACAGGCACCTTGACCTCGGAACTGGTCTACGGCAACAACATCACCTCCAGCTTCGCAGCTGAGGGTGTCCTGTACTCCGAGCTGTTCTACACGGCTCCCCCTGCCGAACTGGGCAGCACCCCGCTGGGCAAGCTGGTCAGCTTCAGCGTCTCCACCTCAGCCGTGCCGCTGAACCCTGCCGAGGGCTCCGGCGCTGCTCCGAGCGTCAACGCGGGCTACATCAAGGGCGTTGATCCTGAGTTCGCTCTGGGTGAGACCAACACGCTCTCCCACGGCACCGTGGGCACCTACGAGGGTGAGATTGTCCGGCTGTCCCTGCCCGAGGGCTCGGACGTTGCCAGCGTCTCGCAGGACACGGCGCTGACCCTGCTGAACACCGAGCGCAACCTGTTCCCGTTCATCGACGCGGCCCCGAGCGTCTGGACGGCTGCACGGGCCATCGACTACTGGAGCCAGCAGTGTGGCCTGTTCTACGACAAGGTGCCCGGTGACTGCATCGCCTACGCCTCCGGCTTCGGCCATGTCGATTCCTACGGCGCAAGCACCACGGCCCGGTTCTACGAGAAGGCCAACGGCGCAACCAGCACAGCTGTGCTAAATGGCCGTTCGGTGAAAACCCTCGGTTCCGCTGTCACCGGAACCACGGCATTGCACGAACTGCCCGAGGGCACCGTGCCCGTGAGCGTCCCCCGGCAGCGCAAGCTTGTGGCCAGCATCGGCCTTGGCCTGCGCGGCACCGGGCGCACCTCGACCGTGACCTGGAACATGATCGACGCCAAGGACACCACCTATGCGGTCTCCGTCGCGGCAACGTCGGCTGGGCTCATCACGGCGAGCCTCGGTGGTGTGCCGGTGGACTCCACCTCGGTGGCTGCTGACGGCAACTACCGCATCACGTTCTCCATCGAGCGGGCCTCGGACACCGCCGTGGTGGGCAAGCTGATTGTCCACACGGACGATCTGGCGGGCAGCGGCGCGCTGGCCTACCTCGGGGCTGCGACTGCCGCCAGCTACGCCATGCCCTCGGTGCTGCACCTGACCAGCATCACCCACGTCTCGGCAGGAGGCTCCGGGGACGAGATGCTGCGCTGGGGCACCTACCTGACGGTGACCGAGGCACACCCGGTGGACCTGCCGGTTGTCCAGAAGGCTCTGAGCGCCACGGCCAAGGAGTTCGGTTTCGTGTCCGGCTTCGACGGCAACGTCTGGGCGCTCCTGAACGAATACTGCGCCATCACCCGGCAGGACGTGTCCTTCCTGGACTCCAAGCTGACGGTCACCCCGCGCATCGCCTCGCTGTCCGCACCGCGTGGCACCTTCAGCAAGTTCAGCCGGGACTCCGAGCGCCGCGAGAAGTACAAGCAGGTGGCCATCGTCAATCAGCAGTCCAAGGCCGTCACCACCAACGACGCCGTGCTCTGGCGCGCCGACTCGGTGTTCCAGGTGGCTGCCCGCGAGGTCTTCGAGACCACAGTGGAGACCGGCCACTCGATCCTCTCGCTGGTCCAGCCTGTCCCGGTGACGGGCATCTGGCCGTTCCCGTACACCACGGGCGCTGGACAGTACGTTGTGACCGGCGCGGACGGCTACATCATCGCGCCCGAGTGGTGGAACGACAACGGCGGCAAGGTCGAGGTCTCCCTGACCGGCAAGGCCGGGGAAATCGCCATCAAGATCATTGCCCCCACCATCGACACGGTGCGCGCTCCCTACCGCATCTCCGAGGGTGAGGGTGACCGTCCGGCGCTCTACGTCTCCGGCTCGGGCATCCTGAACGATCCCAAGGAAGTCCACGTCGGCACGGGGGCCACCAACGCCAAGGAAGGCTTCGATTCGGTCTTCGAGTCACCCTTCATGGCAGGGGCGATGGAGACCTACGACACCGCAGCTGCAATGGCGTCCGAGTACAGCGCGGCGATGGCCGATGTGACGTTCGAGCTGCCCAACGACTTCTACACCCCGTCCCGCTTCGGGCAGTACCCCGCAGGCACACGGTTCACTGACGGCAAGCGGAACTACCGCATCACCTCGGCCTCGCAGTCGCACTCGCGGGTCTCGGGCAGCGCGGTGCCCCACACCACCATCGGTGAGTACGTCGCCAGCTTCCCGCCTGATGCCACCATCGCGGACGAGAAGGCCCGCCACGCGGGGCGCACCATCAAGCAGGTCAACATCCAGCCACTGAGGAGCAGCAATGCCTAAGAACCACAAGGATTTGCCGGGAGGCTCACAGGCGTGGGCCGCAGAGGTTGATGCCCTCATGGAGGAGAACCGGCACCTGAAGGAGGTGGTCAAGCGCCTCTGTGAGAATGCAGGTCTGGACTACTCCAACCCCAAGCGCAACATCAACGCAGGCGCTGCCCCCAGTGTGCAGAACCCTGTGGGCCAGAAGCTCTCCAGCCTCGCGGACGTGCAGACCTACAACGTCGCGGACAAGCAGGTGCTGACCTGGAGCCAGATGGACCAGCGGTGGTTGCCTGCCACGCCCGCTTCCGGGGGCAACATCCCGATCCCGGTGGCGTACACCTTTGGCCCCGACATGACGGGGCAGGGCTACATTGATGAGGCCACCCAGACGTGGGCCTACATGGGCCAGACCTCAGAGGGTGATGCCGAGATGTGGGGCACGGATGTGGCCTTCATCGGTTCCGGCAACTGGGACTCGGGACCGTTGGCACTTATCGAGGTGTCCCATGACGGTTTCGGACGCCCGTACATCAGCCTCTCCGCTGAGGATTACAACGACAACACCTATGGGTACATGACGCTGTATTCCTATGGTGTCCGCTTCAACTGCTCGCGCATCATCCTGCCCCGCTGCACAACAGCCACACGCCCCGCAGACCTTGGGAGCAGCACCAACGATCTTGCCTCGATGGTCTATGACGATGACCTCGGCATCCCCATCCTGTGGAACGGCACAGCGTGGGTCAACCTTATCGGCACGGCAGTCTAGGAAGGACTGAATCATGGGAGTTACAAACGCAGCCGGTATCTGGACACCGGACGAGTTCGACAAGATGGACCCCGAGGTGTGGTCAGCCGCGATGGCTGACTCCATCATGAACGGCCTCGGGGAGCGCATGAACAAGCAGGAGCAGCGCGTGAGCCTGCGCGCCACGGCTCCTGACGTGTTCGATGTAGTCAGCACGACAGGAGACACCGTGCCTATGGTGGTGCCGCTGACCGTGGGCGGCTACACCGGCTCCCGCGATCCCGAGCCCGACTTCGCTCCCGGCAACCACGCCAACGGAATCGAGATGGAGGGCGGCTACGCTCTGATTCAGGTCAGCGGCTTCTACAACATCACCGGCCAGATCACCCTGCGGCCCGGTCCCACAGGCCCTGATGCCTGGGACTTCATCGGTGCCACCAACACCGGCATCTTCGGCCTGCCGGATTACGGCGCAACCACCACCGAGTCCTACTCCAGCGGGCGTGTATTCGACACCCGCTATCTGACCGAGGGCGATACCGTTTACCTGCAGATCGGCGTCGGCCTGGACCACATCGGCTCGCTCACCGTGCAGGACGCAATGCTCTCCCTAGCCCTCATCTACGCGACCTAAATAGTCCTCCCTGTAGAATTGGTGTTTAGATACATCTTTTCTACAGGGAGAATTATGAATTTCGCATTGGCGGGGATGTAAATGCCCCAGTGGATCAGCGACATTATTTCAGTCTCGCCCGTTCTCGGGGCCTTTTGTGTGGCAGGGTTCCTCGGGGCACTGGTCTGGAAGTATCTCAGGCCCCCGACAAAAGGCATCGAGCACTTCCTTGAAGACTGGAATGGCGAGCCCGAGAGGCCCGGTGTGCCGGGACGCCCCGGAATGATGGAGCGGGTAGCCAACATCGAGACCTCACAGACCGCCTCCGCAACGCACCAGAGCAAGGCCGATGCCTTCTTCGAGAAGTACGGCCCCATCATCGACAAGCTGGACCACGAGATGCACCCCAACTCCGGCTCATCCCTCGCAGATGCTGTGAACCGCACCGAGAAGAAGCTGGACGATCACATCGAGTCCTGCCCCGCAGTACAGACCAACATCACTGTCACCACACCAGGAGTCTGAGCATGGGCGGCTACTACCTCCCCTTTGACCGGACCATCCGGCTGGGCCAGCAGTTCGGCTGGAACCCCGGACTTGGCCCCAACCCCGCAGGCGGGCACAACGGTGACGACTGGCTGACGCCTGTGGGCACACCTGTCCGGGCCGCTGGCGACGGCGAGGTGGTGTTTGCCGGACAGTTCGACTCCACCTATGAGGACAACTTCGGCTGGAACCTCCACTATGGCGGGCTCATGGTTGTCCTGAACATGGACGGCGCAGAAGGCCCCTACTTCGAGTACGGCCACAACTCCCGGATTCTCGTCAGCGCAGGCCAGCGCGTACAGGCCGGACAGATCATCGCCATTACCGGCAACACGGACGGGAACACCGGAATCAGTACCGGCCCGCACTGCCACGTCGGTGCCCTGCCTCCGAACTACAACCTCGGCACCAACACCTATGGCCGGGTCAACCCCCGTCTCTACATGACCGAATACTGGGACGGCTCCATCAACCTTGCATCCGCAGGGACCATCACAACATCCGAGGAGGATGACATGCCCTCTGCAAACGAAATCGCCCGAGCAATCCTGGACTTCAAGGTGGACGCCGTAACGGGCGGACAGATCAACCTCGGCGCGTTCCTTGCCGAAGCCCGCCACGACAACAACAAGATCGTGGAGAACACGGCAGCATGGCTCATGCCCGAGGTGGTGGCGCTCCGGGAACTGGTCAAGCAGCTCTCCGTGGCGCAGGGCGTGGTCATTGACTACAACGCCATCGCCAAGGCAGTGAACGATGACGCAGCCAGCCGGATGAAGGGCTAGGGCAATGGGCAGGTACGAAGCCGAATCCCCGAGCACCCAGACCAAGCACCCGTGGCGCACCACCGTCCGCTCGGCCTTTCAGTTCCTCGTGGGCCTCGCTGGCGGCTGGGCGCTCATTGTCGGAGCGGCGGGAATTGACCCCGGTATCGAGTGGGTGGGCACCTCGCTGGCCATCGCCTCCGGCATCACCCGCGTCATGGCGCTGCCCGTTGTGGACGCGCTGATCCGCACCCACATCCCGTGGCTTGCCACCGACAAAGCTGTATAACTTACTACCTTGCTAGAATGGGCTATGAACCTACACAGGTTTGTAGCCCATTCTTTGTTTGAGGAGCACTCAATGGCCCTTAGCGATACCCTCTCGGCAATCACCGGGAACTCCGTAGCACCAAAGAACCGCGTGGACATCCTGCTGGAGAAGTGGGAGGGCACCGAGGACGGCAAGACGCTCCTGGCGGCGCTCCACAACGAGAACATCTCCTCGGCGGCGCTCACAAAGGCTCTCAGAGCAGAGTGCCACTCCCGCGATGTCGTCAAGGACAGCTCCGTGGCCGAATGGCGGCGCAGGAACTCTGCCACGGAAGTGGACGGGCTTTGAGCCTGCACGAGACGCTGACCAGCGTCACGGCCCCGCTCGCTCCCAAGGAGCAGGCTGTCGTCACCTACCGCGAGAACATCCCCGAGTACATCACGGTCCCGATGGCTCCGGCAGCCACCACACCGGCTGAGTTCAACGCCATCGTGGCCGACCTTGGTGTGCCGATCCCTGACGGCTACGAGCTGCAGCTGGTCGAGGCCAAGAAGAACATGAACGCCTGGACCCGCGACTCCGTGGATCAGGAACTCGCCGTCACCCGGCCCAACTGGACCTACCGCTTCAAGGTGGTCCGCACCGCATACACGCACCAGATCAGGGAGTTCAGAGACTATGCAGCAGCACTCAAACGCAAGCCCAAGGCCGTCAGTCCCAGCGGTGTTCGTCAACGCACTGTCGCCATCTGCTACGCCGATCCGCAAGTTGGGAAGGCTCAGCACACAGGTGGCGGGACGGTTGATACTGAACATCGTGTGGGCGATCTTTTCCACCAAGCCCAAGACTATGTGCGCCTGCAAAAGGCCTCAAAGATAGTCTTCGGAGACCTCGGGGACGCCTGCGAGAACACGCAGAACTCCTCCTCCCAGAAACACACCAATGACCTCTCCTTCCCCGAGCAGATCAGGGTGGCCCGCCGCCTGTTCATGTACGGGGCCGACATGTTCTCGCGCATGGTCCCCGAGATGGATGTCTTCGGAGTCCCGAGCAACCACATGCAGTGGCGCGAGAACGGCAAGGCGCAGGGCAATGCGAGTGCCGACTTCGGGCTCGACATCGTGGCCAGCGTCCAGGATGCCTTCTCCCTCAATTCGGACGCCTACGGGCATGTGAAGTTCGCCTATCCCGAGACGCACCGCGAGACTCTGGTGCTCAACGTTGGAGGGCTCAACACCGGCTTTTTCCACGGCCACCAGAGCAACAATGCGGACGGTGTGCCGAAATTCATTGCGGGCCAAGTCGCCGGAAAACAAGCCCTGGCGCAGGCGGAATTGTTTGTCTCAGGGCATTTCCACAGCTACCAATTGAAGACAATTCTCGCCAACCAGACGTGGCTCCAGTGCCCTGCCGCCGACAACGGTTCGGACTGGTTCACCAACATTACGGGCATCTGGTCTTCCCCCGGTCTCCTCGTTTTCACCGTCGAGGATGGCAAATTGATCGACGTAAAAAAGCTCGAAGGCAATACTCGCCAATAAGATGCTCTATTCTGGTGGGGTTTATACACGCCACGAGGGGGAGCAACCTTGACTATCGACCTTTTGAACAAGCCCAACAGGCTGGAGCAACTGCCAGCCACCGCTTTCAGTGTTGACGAGCGGGTCCAGCGGAAGCTGGATGAGAAGCGCGCCCAGGCGATAGCTGAAGACCTTCAGCCGTCCGCTCTGGGCCTTCTTATTGCCTCAAAACGAATCGACGGCCACACCTACGTCATCGACGGACGCCACCGCATGGCAGCCTGCCGGATGGCCAACTACACTGGCCTGCTCGACACCAAGGTCTTCACCGGGCTCACGCTGCAGGAGGAGGCCAAGCTGTTTCGCACCCACAACAAGATGCGCCCGGTCAGCGCCATCGAGTCCTTCAAGGTCCGCGTGACCGAGGAGGAACCTGCCGCCGTCGCCATCAACAAGGTGCTCAGCGCCTACGGTCTGAACGTGCAGAGTGCGAACAACTCCAGCCTCAACGTCATCTCCGCTGTCGGCACACTGGAGAAGGTCTTCCGAGGGGCCACCATCCGCACTCCAGGCGAGTACCCTGACCTGCTGGACAAGGTGATCCGCACCCTGCACCGCTCCTACGGCGACAAGAACGACAGGAACACCTACTCGCGCGCCATCATGGAGGGTCTGGGCATCTTCATCGCCACTTTCGGCAAGCGCATCGAGTTCGAGCGCCTGGAGTTCATTCTGCAGGGTCAGGTGCCACGTCACCTCACGGCGCAGGCACGGACGCTGAAGGACGCCAAGGGAGGCACCGTGGGCTGGGCCGCAGCTGAGGTGATCCACAAGCACTACAACACCCGCTACCGGAACAAGCTGCCGGAGTTCCACGAGGTCGATCCCCGGAACAACGTGATCGAGCTGGACCCGCTGTGGGTGGACCCCAACCAGTACGTCCAGGAGACATAAGAAAAGGCCCTCACCTTTCGGTGGGGGCCTTTCCTAGATACACCCTGCTTTTCTACTTCAAGGTTGCAAGAGTGAGCGTACCACGCCTCGTTGGGCGTCTCCGTCTTATTGCCAGTGTTACCTGCCGCGCCGTGTTGCCGAGCTTGGCAGCCTCCGTCTGGTCCATCCCCCGGTAGTCCGGGTGGTGACGGCGCACCGTGTCCCAGCTGAAGCGGTGGGTCCGGTGCATCTCGATCAGAGGCCAGCCGTCCTTGACCAGCTCGTCCAGGAGAGCCTTGCGCTCAGGCGTCAGCGTGTTGGGCATCGCCGTGATCCTCGTGCTTCTCACGGGTCTCGATTACGAACCCTCGGTGGTCCTTGGTGATTGTCTCGGCGCTCATGCTGAAATGTACTCCTCTGCCCAGCCGGGGACCACGGTGTGGGGAATCCCGCGCTCCTGCCAAAGCTCGATGATAGATGGATTGTCATCGTAGGCGTGCTGGATGTCGTGGGTCTCCAGCAGCGAGTCCAGGATGTCGCTCTTGACCAGCTTGTCCTTGCGGTCATCGTCCTGCGCCCGCATGAGGAGCCCACTGTGAGGGATATTGTGCTGGAACAACCACGCCTCCGTAAGGTGCCGCCACTGCTCCCTCCGGGCCGTGACCACGAGGACGGTGACGCCCTCGATGTTGTAGTCAATGGCCCGGTCTCGCACCCACTCGATGGGCGGGCAGAAGACCGAGAGGTAGTGGAAGGCGTGGTAGTTCCGGCGACGGCGATCCAGGATGTGGTGGCGGACGCTGCTGACATCACACAGTGTGCCGTCCATGTCGAAGATGACTGCGGGTGGTTTCATGCTGCGTACCTTTCGGTCAGGCGCATCCTGTGGATGGCGTCAGTTTCTTCTCGTGCTTGGCCCCGGTACTCGGGGTAGTGCTTCTTCACCGTTGCGGTGCCGATGCCGTGGGTGGCGATGATCTGCCGTATGGGCCAGCCATCTGCCACAGCTGCGTCGAGCAGCGCCTTACGCTCCGGTGCCAGCTTGCGTCCGCGCTGCTTCATGCTGCCTTCTGCTCCTCCCGGAGGGTCCGGCAGCGGGCCAGCCACTCCTCCACGGTCTCCAGGAAGTGGTACTCGGTCCGGGGCTTGGGGCAGGGAATCTCGACTTCCTCAGCCCCCATGCTGCCCTCGTAGGCTCGGACGGCGAGCAGGCCTCGTTTGGCTTGGTGGTAGAGCGCCCAGTCCTCCGGGGTGGCGGCCACCACGGTCTTGATGGCCTTGCGCTCGTATTCCGGGTTGTCGATGGCCATCACGGTGAACAACTGCTCGTCCGAGAGGGGCACGGTCACACCGATGTAGCCGATAACATCGCCCTTACGTGCGTAGACATGGTGGGGCGTGCGAAGTACGTCAAAATCCTGCCGAACTGACCTGCTCATGATTACTCCTGTGGTGGGTGAAGCAAACGAATGGTGGGTAGGTGGCGGATACTGACGAGATAGCGCAGTGCGTGCTGGAGGGCTGCCACCTGATGCCCCTCTTTCAACTCCCCGCGCTTGGGATAGAGACCGGCCCGTTTCAGGACCGAGACCGAGATGAGTTTGTCTTTGCCGCGCTGGTTGCGGCGCTGCCACACAATCGGCATCCCCAGCGATTCGAGGTAGCCAATGATGGCGAGAGGGGTGAGGTCCACCCCGTGTGTGCCCTCCTCCAGCTCGAAGGACTCACAGCCAAGCACGTCGTGCTCGGGGACATCTCCGAACTCCACCCACTCCTGGAAGCCGGTGAGCCCGTTGGGAATGATCTTGAAGAGATCAACTTTCAGGGTGTCTGCGTTGAACAGGCACACGCCCGTCATCCCGCCTGGATCGAGCCAAAGAACCTTCATTGCTTTTCCCCTGTAAGTTGTACTGCGTAAAGAACAATCTAGTAACCCCTGCGCACGAGTGTCAAGGGTTAGACGGCTGCGAGATTTTCTCCCGAGCCCGAGTCTGCCGCGAATGGGACCAGCCCGCCGTAGACGGCATCCCCAGCCTTGGCCAGCTCTCGCACCAAAACGTGCCCCACCAGTTCGACCTCTGCTTTGGGAGCAGACACATAAATTGCGTCGTGAACTGTCCCCATGAGGTGTGCCCCGTAGGCCGGGAGGCACTTGTTGACCTCCAGGGCTGCCGTCAGGCAGATGTCGTTGGCCGTGGACTGCGAGGTGAAAGCCAGCGCGCCGTTGATGACGCTCTGGCGGTTCTTCGGGGTGATGAGTTCGGACTGGAAGTGCCTGCCGAACTTGGTCACGATGGACTCGCCGTTGATGGCGCGCTCGGTGATTTCCTCGCGCCACAGGGCGAACATCGAACCGGGCCGGATGAAGGCATCGCTGAGGCGGATTGCCTCGTCCAGCGTGATCTTCAGGGCCTTGGCGATGGCCTTCTCACCACGGTTGAAGGACTTCCCGTACACCACGCCCTTCATGCTGGCGCGCTTGTTGTTGTAGAAGTTGGTCTGCTCCTCCGTGGCGGTGTGCTCGCTGACACAGCCGTGGAGGTCGAACCAGTCCGTGCGGGGGTAGGCCTGCGTGAGCAGGTTGTCGAAGAAGTCCGGCGCACCGGGCTGGAACGCCTCGATCAGCCACTCGTCCATCGACTCACAGGCCATCACGCGCAGCTCGGCCTGCGAGAGGTCAGCGCCCACCACGAAGTGGTTGTCCTGGAAGGGCAGCACCATCTTCTTCAGACGCTTGTCACGGGGCAGGGTGAGCATGGAGGCTCCCTGACCGCCCAGACGGCCCGTGGTGGACGCGGTGAGCTTGTATCCGGGCCGGACGATGCCATTGGCGTCGGCCTGATTCCGGTAGCCGTCCACATAGGTGCCCAGCTGCTTGGTGTAGTCCCGGCACACAAGAATCTGACGGGCGAAATCCGCCTCCTGAGACTCGTGCTCCTCCCCGTCCAGGAAGTCGTTCAGGACGCCCTCAGCCGTGCCCTTCAGGTTCACGCCGTGAGCCTCGAACCACTCCTTGACCTGCTTGGGCGAGCGGGGGTTGATGGCCTGCTCGGCAATCTCGTTCAGCTTGGCCTCGGCCTCGGCCTTCTCCTTGGTCAGGATGCCGGACAGTTCCTCCAGATAGGGGATGTCCAGCCGGATGCCGCGCTTCTCCACGCCCATGAACATGTCCGAGAGCTTCATCAGCAGTTCGAGCACCCGCTGGGAGTCGGGGTCATCGGCAAGGTACTCCTCCATGAGGACATCCCAGTGCCATGTGGCGTACACGTCGAAGGCGTTGTAGCGGTAGAGCAGGTCACGGGGGATGCGCTCGTAGCCGGACCCGGCAGAGTAGCTGCGGGCGTCGGCCCGCGCGCCTGTCTCCTCGTCCCGCCACGCCTCCTCGTAGGTGGCCTTCTTGGTGTACTGCTTGGTGGCCTCGTCCCAGTCCTCGAAGCCGAAGTATTTCTTGGTGGTGTTCTTCAGGTCATGCTGTCCGGCAGCCGGGAACAGTGCGTAGTGTGCCAGCTGGGTGTCGCGGACGAACCGGACCTTGGAGTCGGGGAAATACTTCAGGTCGAACTTGCCGTTGACGGCGATGATGCCATTGCGCTCCATGAACGCGCAGAAGTCGAAGTAGAAGGCTGTGTCGGTACACAGCTCCTCCGGGAAAACATAGCTCATGCCACCTGCTGTGATGGCGATGGAGATGATGCGGCGGGGCTCAGCCTCGTCCACCGAGATGTCGCCGGAGGTCTCGATGTCCACCACGACCTTGGGGTAGTCCGCAATCGAGTTCAAGAACTCCATCGCGTCCACCATGTCCTCGATCACGGTGTACTCGAACTCGGGCAGCTCGGGTGGGGTGGCCAAGAGCCGGAACGCCGTGCCCAGCCGGGTGAGGATGTCCGGCTTGGTCAGGCACTGGGCCACGGACGGGGCCGGGACCACACGCTCATCGCCCCGGCGCGCGTAGCTGCCCATCGCAAAGACGGTGGCGTTGGGCGGCAGTTCCTCCCCCACGATCTTGCTGAACTCCAGCTCGATGTTGGGAATGGTGTCGTTCTTGACCCGTGACAGGATTTCCAGGCACTGAGGCGTCACGACATCGGCGCTGCTCAGGTAGACCCTCATGCTGCCTGAGCCTCCTGCCCTTGAACCAAGTCGAGGACCACATCCACGTTCTCGAACAGCATCTCGATGGTCCGGTCATTGAACAGGGTGACGAACTCGCCCATGTTCCCGGCGTGCTGCTCCGAGACGTGGCCGTTGACAGCGGTGACTCCCCCGCGCCGGATGTTCCACAGGCCGAGAGGGCTCTTGCTCTCGATGAACTGGGCCTCGTTGGGGAAGCGGCAGTCATCGAAGACGTAGTTGGCGGCGGGGTCAGTGATCTGAGCCTCGGCTGCTCGAATCCAGAAGTCCTCCTGCACGGCCCTCACACAGTCGGTGCCGAGCACCTGGAGGAGACGGCGGTACTCAGGGCCAAGATTGGTATCGGCCTTGATGTCCTGCTCGGTCCAGCCTCCGTTGAACAGATCACCCACACGGACTTGATCGACTCGGGTGTCCCCACTGTCCTCGAAGGCGATGATGGGGTTCAGCGTCCGCAGCATCTGCTTCAGCGGGGCCGCGAAGGACAGGCGGGTGAAGCCGTGCTGCTCCACGAGGTAGTTGGCGACAGTGCTCTTGCCGCTCTGGGCAAATCCGGTGAGTCCTAAAACAGTCATGGTGTGCTCCTATTGCTTGACTTTGAGGTACAGATTGGTTTCGGATGCCCCTGTGAGGCGGGCGATGGTGCTGACCGAGGTTCCGGTCTCGACGGCTCCCTTGATGAAGGAGACAGGGATGGGCTGGTTGACGATGACGAGCTTGCGCAGGTACACCAGCTGGGACAGCACCTCGGGCTCGAACTTCCCGCCGACAGCGTTCTTCTTCATGTGGCGGCACACGGTGGGGACGCTGATCCGGCAGATTTTGGCCAGCTGGTTGAGACTGAACAGTCCGTAGGCGTGCAGTTCGTGTGCCATCAGCAGCCGCTGCTTCCGGTCAGCCAGTGCGGCCAGCACCCAGATTTCCTTGGCCCGCGTGAGCCCCAGCAGCATCCTGTCCTGGACGTTGGTGAGGTCTGCGGTGAAGATGTCTTCAACTTGGGCGGTCATGCTGCTGCCTTCTTGGTCTTGACGGTTGCCGAGTGGATGGCTCCGCAGGAGCATCGGTAGAGGTACTGGTTGGGGAGCAGTCCCCGGCGCTGGGCGTGCTCCTCGTTGACGTAGACCCGCTTGTAGGGTGTCGGGCACTTGCCTGCGGCGGCGAGCAAGTCCTTCTCCTTCTTGCGCTTCAGGCGGGCGTTCTTGGCATGGCGGGGCTTGCAGTAGGCCTGATCGGTGCCGGTGGGCTCGAACTCCTCGCTGCACCACTCGCACTGCCTCATGCCGCCACCTTCTTCATGTTGAGCTTCTGTGCTGCCAGGGAGTTGCATTTGCGGCATTGTCTCTGCCCAGTAGGACGGATGTAGGTGTTTGCCTCATCAAACAGATGGCCTGACTTGCAGTACGTTGCAAATGCGCTACGTTGGCGTCTCTGGTTCTCTTTCAGAGTCAGCAACTGGAGATGCGCCGGATTGATACAAGCGGTGTTGAAGCAGATGTGATCGACGGTCAGGCCTGCATCGAACCTCCCGAAGACCGCCTCGTAGACACCTCGGTGAGCCTGATACCACTTGGGGCCGCAACGAAACTTTCCGTAGCCGCCTCGGGTGATGTGGAGACTCCAGACCCAGCAAAAGTTCTCATCCACCGCCGAGCGTTGTGTGAAGTAGTCGAGAGAGTGCATTACGCGGCCAGCTCCTCATCAATGTCAACGCGGGTGATCCACCGGACGCCCTTCTCTGACGGGGTGACCATGATGATGCCTGCGTCCTGCAGCGCCTGGATGATCTTCAGGAACTCATCGGCCCGGAGGTCTTGCCGGAACTGCCGGTAGACCACCTCCCACTTGGCCGTGCCGCCCTTCTCCAGCAGGAACTCCTCAACCTGCGTCTGCCTGCGCGCCCAGCTGGACTCGGAGATGCGGTTGGCCATGTTGACCATGTGGGTGAACCAGCTGCTGGCGAAGTTGATGGCCGCGAGCATGTGGGGCACCTGCACCTTGTCGCAGCAGTCGAGCATCGCCAGGAGGGTGGCTGCCTTCAGGATGGACTTGGTGAGACGGTCACTGGCTGCCTCGATGATCTGGTGGCGCTGGTGGCCCTCGGCTGCGTCCAGCACGTCGGTGATGAACTTGTTCAGCCGCAGCCACGCTTCCGGCACACAGGGAACCGGCACCGTGGGAGCGTCGGGGTCCGCAAAGCTGGCCCAGTGGTTCCGGGCGGTCTCGATGCGCTTCACCATCGCGGTGAACACCTCGTCACCCTGCTTGACCTCGTGGATGTCGGCCTGCTCCAGCCAGTCGGACTGGGCCGAGCGCGGCGGCGGGGTGGCCTCGATGTAGATGAAGCGGGTCAGGAAGCCTGAGCGAAAGTCGTCCTGCGTCAGGTAGTCAGCCACCTGCGAGGCGATGCCCATCATAAACAGGGTCAGGGCCACGTCCACCGAGCCGCGCCGGTTGTTATCGCCCGTGGCGCGCAGCTTGCCGGAGACGTGGCCGTCGTACAGCTCGGTCATCTTGCCCTTGGCCCCAGCCATGTAGGCCTTCTTGTCCATTTCCTGAATCCAGCCCTGCGCCTCATCGCGGTGCAGCAGGGCCGAGCGGTTGGGACGCTTCAGCAGTTCGTTGTCCAGGGCTTCCGGGGTGAAGTCGGAGCCGAGGTCATAGTTGAAGTCCACCTCGCCCTCCGTCTCGGGCACCACGGCGAGGGCCTTGATGAACTGCAGGCCGAGCGCGCGGGTGGTGGACTTCCGGGAGCGGGTGGTCTCCCCGAGCACCATAAACCAGAGGTTCAACGGCAACCTGCCGAACTTGGGGACCGCGTGGCCGAAGTCGGAGAACACGGTCGAGAGGATCATGAAGGCCGAGGCGACGTGGTATTCCTGCGCGGCGTCGGTCTTGGAGGTAGCCCATGCGATGTAGTCATCCACGAACGTGCGCTGCAGGCCTGCCTTCTCGGTGGCCGAGAGGAAGTCCACGGACTTGTCCTTGACGCTGGGCTCGACGGTGACGTTGACGCCTTCCAGCTCCTCGTCCTCGGTCTCACCAATCTCGGACTTGGACCGGGCGCGCAGCACGTCCTCCCAGAGCAGTTCGTCCGAGTTGTTCTTCTCGTTGAACTTGTTCAGGACGTGGTTCTGGGCGATGACGAAAGCCACCTCGTTGGTGCCGCCGCAGCGGAAGACCTCGTTGTGCAGCAGGAACAGCGCGTCGGAGCGGTCCACGTTGCCCGCGACTTTTTTGTTCAGCAGTTCCAGGAGCTTGGGCGAGGCCTTCAGGGACTTCAGGGCTGCCGGGTAGCTGGGCAGTTCGCCCATGTCCGCGTTCAGCACGGAGGTGTGCTCGACGGGCGGGTAGGCTGCGGCGAACTCGTCCAGCGTGTAGGTCAGGCCGGTGTTCTCGAAAGTGACAAGGAACGGCTCGTCATACTTGGTGTTTGAGGTTCCCGGCACACGGAGGAGCTTGTTGACGGCCCAGCCGTTGTCCAGCCCGGTCTCTGCCTTGTCGTGGGTGTCCGAGACCGAGTGCGCGAGCGGTTCGATCAGGGCCGGGTCATGGCAGTCCGTGATCTTCCAGTAGAGGTGCGTCTTGCCCTCGGAGGTGGTGGCGATGCCGGACGGCTCCAGCAGGGCGTCCTCGACGTTGAAGGTGTCGGCGTCGGCGTGGACCACCTGGATGCACTTGACGCTGCGCTTGCGGGCGTTGGTGGCCCGGAACAGGGACGGTGAGGTGTAGGTGTCGTGCGCGGCCTGCTTGGCGGTGTACCCCAGCAGCTGCGCCTTCTGCTCCGGCCAGCTGAAGAACCGCTGGTTGGTAGGGGCTCCCCGCTCGTCCATGAGGGCGATGACCGCTCGGCCTTCAAGCCCTTCCCAGAGAAATGTGGTGAACTCGTCCTGCTGGCTCATGCTCCCCCACTTGCTTTGATACGCATTAGCGTTGCTCCTGCCGATAAAAAGGCCAGCTTCCGCTGGCCCGGATATTGCCTAGTGCCCAGCGCCCGTCTCGAACGGGCTGTGTGCCTTCACAGGCTGGGCGGTACTGCTAGTGAGAAATGATCCAGCGCCACATAATGGGTCACCTCCTTTGGGGTTCGTTGGTGCGTGGTGGGTGGGGGGCCTAGAGCTTGAACTTGGCTCCGGCAGCCTTGGCCTTGCCGGTGGAGGCTGCGGGGGCCTTGCCTGCGACGGCTGCAGCGGCGGCTACCGAGGTCTCGACGGAGGCCAGGGAGCGGTAGCCCCGGACCGTCTCGCGGTACTCGGCGGGCTCGATGTTGACCCAAGCGCCGTTCACCTGATGCTGCTTGCGGGTGTGCTTGACGGTGACCTGCAGTTCCTCGCCCAGCCAGTCGTCCGTGTCGAGGTCTTTCAGGTCTTCGGCGCTGTAGCCGAGAGCCTTGCCGATGGCCACGAGGTCGAACGGCGGGGTGGGCTTGTTGGTCTTCTTGTCCACGCCGTCGAAGGCGTTGATGTCGGAGAACAGGCGGCGGTTGCCCTGCTTGGTGCCATCGGGGGCTTCTTCCCCGTCCGCGATGCGGAACTGGAACTTCAGCCGAGGCTTGCCCTTGTTCTCGCCGTTCTTCACCTCGTCAGGGGTGATGGCGAAGATGCTGACCTTGTAGTCACCTTGCGGGACCGGCGTGAAGCTCCGACCGGCGTTCTCGAAGGTTTCCTGGTCTACGTTGAGGCTAAGACGTGCCATTGTGGTGATCCTTACTGGATGGGTGGGTTGTTATTTTTTGAGAAGAACTTACTGAACTAGTAAGCGATAGGGAAAAGCCTATCACTAGGCTCGTTGGGTGTCACTGGTTTTCGGCCATCAAATCCGTGTAGAGGTCGATCATGTGGGGATCGACGTACTGCCCCTGCAGCTTGCCGGAGCGGTCCGAGGCGTCGAACTTGCCATCGGGGTGGACCTGGAGCACACGAATGCTTTCCTTGGTGCTCTTGTCCTGCACGACGGCGAGGTAGGCCACGATGTCGATGGGCTTCATGGCCTCCTGCAGGGACTTCTTGCCCAGCAGGTAGGGCGAGTACAGCACCTTGCCTGCGTCGTCCTGGACCTTTTCGACGTGGGCCGTGAAGATGACGTTGACGTAGGGCGAGCGGTGCAGCATCTTGACCACGTTGATGGTGTTGTCCGCCAGCGTGCCCCAGTCCTGGATGCGCATTTCGTTCTGGCCCTCGTTGGTGATGTGCAGCTTGTTGATTTCCTGCAGCTCGGGCAGGGTGTCGATGGCCACCGTCTTGTAGATGGTCTCGTTCTCGGCCACTGCCTGGATCAGCGGGGCCGCAGTAGCCCAGTCCTCGATGTTCACCACGCGCACCAGCGGGTTGTCGGCGTAGTCCCGGTGGAGCACACTGGAGCCGTCCTCGGTGGCGAGGATGAGGATGGGAGCCCATGCCGGGACGTTGGCGCAATCACCCAGCAGCGAGGTCTTGCCGACGCCCTTGCCGCCGTACAGCATCATGCTGAACTTGGAGGTCATCTCGCGCGGTGCGCCGATGCTGACGCCGGGGATACTGGACAGGTCGAACAAGTCCTTGGTGGGAGCGGGCTTCTTGGCCACGGCCTTCTTGACGGGCTTCTCTTCGGCTGCCTCAGCCTCGGCTGCAAGGGCTGCCAGGGCCTCATCGGGGTCAATGTCTGTGGTTGTCATGATGTTCTCCTAGTTGAGTGTTTCGTTGTAGTTGGTCAGGTCGCCACGGCCCACGCGGTCGCAGGAGTAGCAGTCATCATCCGAAGGCAGTTCGCCCAGCTGGCCTGCCTGAACGTACTCCCAGATGAGGATGGTGCGGGCCAAAGCCTTCTCCACCATCTCGGGCTGGTAGGGCTCCACCCAGTGGATGACATCGCGGATGTCGTTCGTGTGCCGGGGAAGGAAGATGATGCGGCACCGCTCCACCTCGTAGCCCAGCTGGATGAGTCCGTGGGCGTACAGCTGCTGCTGGTAGCGGTACTGGAGGCTGGGGCCGTACTTGGCTGCCTCCTCCAGGTCTCCAGCGTTCAGAGCCCTGCGGCGCTTGGCCAGCGAGGTCTGCAGCTTCTCCAGCGAATACTTGCCGGGGAACTTGTAGTCGCCCGTCTCCCGGAAGGCCGGGGTGTAGATGTCCAGGTGGCCCTTGATGGTGCCGTAGTCCGGGATGTCGAACACGCTCACCTTGTGCTCGCGCAGGGTGTCCAGCGGTTCCCCGGTGACGGGGTGCTCCAGCACCAGATTCTGCTCCAGCCAGAAGTGGGCCATCGTCCCGATCCAGGCGGCGTAGCCGAAGCCGTCATCCCGGCTGGGCATCTCGCAGAGCTTCGAGGCCATCGTGTAGCCGACGCAGTAGGTGCAGCCGCCGATTTCTGACGGCCCGATCTTGACCTGCTTGTCGCGCTCGGACTGCCGGGTGAAGCCCTTGGTGAACGCTGCCGTGACATCCGCCTCGGTGAACGTCTCCAGTGCTGTCGTGGTCATGCTGCCAGCCTCCCTTCTTGTGCTTCTCGGCGGCGTTTGATGATGGTGCGCTCGGCGGGGGTGGTGCCGCCGAGCACTGCGAACTGGTCATCGGTGTCCAAGGCGAACTCCAGGCAGCCAAGCTGGGTGGTGAGCGGGCATTTCCGGCACACTGCCTTGGCCTGCTTGACCTGAAACTCGTTCCCCTCGGCGTAGCTCGGGAAGAACAGCTCGGGGTCACCGATGGTCTTGCAAGGTGGTGGGTTGTCTGCGATCAGCTGGAGGAACGCCTTGGACTTGCTCATGCCGCGATACCCGTTTCCACGGTCGAGATGGAGTAGGAGACAGCGGCGTCGTGAGCGGCCTCCAGCTTGGCCTGCTCGGCGTCGATCCAGGCCTGCAGCTTGGCTGCCGCACCGTCCACGCCCCCCTTGTCGTAGAGGTGGGGAACCTGAAAGAGCATGATCGGCTGTTCCCGTGCCCAGTGTGCCCTGAGTGTGACGTGGTTGCTCTTGGCGTACTGGGAGTCCTTATCGGCAAAGGTCAGCTCGATGCTCCACTGGATGGTGGGATCGTACTGCTTGGCTGCCTTGAACAGCGGGTCGAGGGTGTTGTGGGCGTACCGGGCCAGCCAGAATACGTCGTGGGCTGATTCGATCTTGTTCATGGCTTCACCAGTTCCAGGAGGAGTTCAGCGTTCTGGACGCGGAACATGGCCGATAGATGCAGACGCTCGAACTTGGAGCCCTTGAACAGCTGGATGATGGCGCAGTATTGGTCTGCGGTCAGGTCATACGGCTTGGTGTTCTCCAGCACGAACTGGGTGTTGGGGTTGTCGGCCCAGATGGCCGCGCCCTCGTTCTGGGCCTCGATGCCGAGCTTGGCCAGCGCCAGCTCGAACTCTTCGGCGTGGACCTGATAGGCCTGCTGCTCCGGGCCGGTCATGTTCTTCAGGGCTGAATCAGCCTGCTCGCGCCAGCCCATCTTGTCGGCGTGGAAGATGGTCCACGCCTGCTCTTTGGTGACGGTGGGGTTCATGGTGTGCTCCTGCTTTACTGATATGTGGATGAAAAGTAGCTACTGAGTAATCGGAGCCGAAAGCTAGGAGACCTGCTCCTTGTCGATGGAGAGCTTCAGGGTCATGCCGGTCACGGCCTGCATCTGCTTGTACTGCTCCGGGGAGACCTTGGCCTTGACCAGTGCCGAGTCCAGGACGGTCTTCTCGCACTCCTTCTGGAGCTTCTTGGTGAGGAGGCCACGGGCCAAGTCCTCGTTGAACCGGGCCGTGGGGAAGATGGTGGTGCGGACGATGCCGACAACCTTGGTGTCCGCGTCCAGCTTGCCAGCTGCTTCGAGGGCCTTGCGAAACTTCTCGGTGGCTGCCTTGGCGGCGGTTGCGGCCTTGTCGGCTTCCTGCTGGGCTTCCAGCGCCTGCTCGGCCAGCAGCTCCAGGAGGTTTTCGGAGACGGCGGGCTTGGTGACAACCGGGGCCGGGGAATCGACGGTGAGGTTCAGGGGTGACATTGGATGCTCCTTGGTTACTTGTTGTTCGTGGTCTGTGCGTAGCCCTCAGCCAGAATGGCATCGGCAGTGGTGAAGTCCTGCTCACTGGGCCGCACGCTGGCGTCCTCACCGCGTGAGTATCGGATAACTTCTGCGAGTGCGTTGCGCTTGCTCATAATGTGCTCCTTGTGCAGTGTGTGGTTTTTATTTGTGGAGTGCTACAGGACAAATCTATAGACCCACGCGCAAAGCTGTCAATGGTTTTTCACGGATTGTTTGCGTGCGGCCCGGTATGCCCGAGCTGCTTCTGCGTCTGCGAGCTTGCAGGCCATGTCCACGGGCTCCCCTTGGTGCCTGTGACGCCGTGCTGCCTCTGGTGTGCCACATGGTGCCTTCCGCCTTGCCAGCCGCTGTCCCCGGCGCTTCTCGCGGCGATAGTGGTTGTCACTGGCCTTGCACTTGGCACACACAGGCTCGCCTCTGCGGTGATGTCTGCGGGCTCCACCAGAGCCGTACTTGCCGTTGCAGCCGAGCGGGCGGGCCTCGGGGTCATGCGACCGAAGCCACCGTATGGGTGGGGTGCTCGATGTCATTGATGTGGTCCTTCAGATTCAGCTTCAGCCGTTCAATTTCCGCCAGGAGCCACGGCACCTCGACGGTGGCCAGCTGGATTCCTGCCTGCGCCTGCCCTGCCGGGAAGGTGTAGTCCTGTGCAGCTGTGGTCAGCCGCTCGATGCTGCTCATGCGCTTGTTGTAGGTGGCCTGCCGCTCCCAGAGGAGGGACGCCGTTGTCCGCTTGCTCATTACCGGTTGTCTCCTGATCCTTGAAGCACACCGCGCTGCTTGCGGTCTGCGAGCTTGTCCAAGTTGTCGTTCATCACGGCGTACCGGCTGGTGCCGAGCTGTTGTGTGATCTTGTCCAAGAGGAGGATGGTGCGGCCCAGGAAGTAGATGGCCTTGGCTTCCTTCTCCTGCGTGAAGTGCCCACCATCATCCCGAATGGCCTTCTTGACCAGTCCGGCGAGGTTCCCTGATACGCGGGTCAGGTCGATGATGAAGTTGCCAATCAGTTGGCCGGAGACCTCGGGGCCGTTGTAAAGCTCGACCACCTTCTCCAAACGGATTTCGAGCGTGTCTGCGATGGCAGCGGAGTACCAGTAGCAGTCACCCGCCTCGGCAGCCACCTCGGGGTAGCCTTTGCTGTTGTCCAGCCATGCCTCGGCCAGCTCGCCCACCTCGGAGCAGAGGCCGAGGACGGTGTAGTCCAGGCTCCGGTCCACAGGGAAGATGGCGGTGGACATTGCCTGCTGCTGGTATTCGTTGAGGGATTTCATGCTGCTGTCTCCAGTTCTTCGAGAGGGGTAAACGATGCGTCCAGCTGTTCCTGGTCCGCTTTGAGCTTGCCAGCCTGCCTGACCTCGACGGTGTTCTCCGCGAGGAACAGGAACCGCTGGACGGTTTTCTTCTGACCGGGCCGCGAGAGCCTGCCCTTGGCCTGAGTGTTGAGGAGCCTGTTGTCTTCGAGGGAGACCCAGAACTCGATGTTGCATACATCCTGTAAACCATCGGTTCCCTCGCCTACGGTGGCGATGGAAGACACCATGATGTCGTACTCTTTGCCGAAGTTCTCCTTTTTCCACTCCCGCTCCTCACGGGGCATCCCGCCCGTGAACCGCAGGGCCTTGTAGCCCTTGGCCTGCAGCTGCTTGGTGAACATGGTGGCGAACTTGGCCGAGTGGGTGAACACGAGGATCGGCACCGGCCCTGCCGCGTAGAGGTCACTGATGACATCGAGCATGGCGTCGGCCTTGGTGGAGAAGGCATCGTCCTCGAAGTACACCACCTCCTTGTAGGCATACCAGCCGGTCTCCCGCTCCTCCATCTCCCAGCGGTCCCAGTTGAAGTTCTCATCGAGCAGGTCATTGTCCGGGATGCGTTGCCACTCGAACCGGATGGACGGGACGGCGAGGCAGATTTCCCGGAGCCGGACGCGCATGACGGCGGGGAGGTCAGCCACCAGCGGGTGCTCCTCCAGCCACACGATGGCTTCCTGCTCGAAGCGGTCATAGAGCTTGCGCTGCGTCGGCTTCAGGGGCACCAGAATCTCGTGGATGACAGGCTCGTCCTGATACGGCGAGGGGAAGTAGGACTTGGACGGCAGCGAGGCCCAGACGGTCCCCGGCGTCCGCTCCCCCACAACCTTCTTGCCGCTGTAGCGGTCCAGCTCGGTGGTCATGTGCATCGTGACGAAATTCCAAAAACTGTCATTCTTGCCCACAATGTCATGCCTGCCATACCAGAGCCATCGAATAGTCGCCCATGAACCCTGGATGTGATTGCCCCACGGGGTGGCGGACAGGGCCAGCTTGTAGGTCGAGTGCTTGGTAGTCATTACCGAGGCGTGTGTGCCTGCTCTCCGGTTCTGCTGGCGGTGAACCTCATCAACGATGGTGAAATCCAGTGGCATGTTGGACCAGTCGTACATCCTGAACTTCTCCCAGCCCACGAGGTAGACACCGGGCTCGCGCTGCACCAGCGCCTCGAAGGCCAGCTTGCCTGCCTTCAGCTTGGAGTCGATCACGCGGGGCCGGACCTTGCCGCCCGACTGCCGGAGGAACGTCTTGGTCCAGCCGGAAAACGTATTTACTGGGCAGACAACAAGGGCAATCTTGGCGCGAGACCTGAGTATGGCTTCCACACCAATCAGTGTTTTTCCTGCCCCAGTCTCCCCTCTACAAAGGTGACTCTTGTGTGCCAAAACTTCCTGGATTGCTTCTTCTTGTTCTGGGCGGGGCACTAACCGTTCCATCAGGCTGCCCTCCTGTCTGCGTCGTTGTGGGTGAAAAGTTCCAAGCGTTTAGCTGTCGCGGCTGCGTCCGCTAGTTCTGGTGTGGGGAAAACCCCGAGGTAATAATTCACCCTGCGGTGCGTCACTTGCGCTATCCAGGACTTCCCAGCTTGGTGTACCCCTCGGACGCCTGACTTGCTCCGTTTCGTTGCGCCCCTGAAGTTCTCCATGTTCTCCTTGTGCGTGACCGGCCTCAGATGGCGGAGTCTGACACAGGCATGGTTGTGGCATCTGTGGTCTAGTTCCCTACCCTCGGGCAGTGGTCCGTGTGCCCATTCCCAAACAACGTGGGTAGCAGTTCGCACCTTGCCATTCAGTTTGAACTTGCCGTAGCCCTTGGGGTTTCGGTAACCCGTCCATTCCAGGCAGTCTCCCCGGCGCTCCACCTTCAAATAAAAGAGATGCTGTGGTGTCTGCTTAGTCATGGCCGTAAAGCTTGCCCCAGTCGATGTCACAGGTGCATTCCGCTTCCCGGCCCTTGCAGAATCCGCAGCCGTTGCACGAGCAGTAGTAGACGTTGTTGACGATGACACCGGGCATGGCCACGGACTCGGGGATGGGATGGTGAACGATGAGATTGCCGGTGATTTCGATGCGGGTGCAGCTCATGGCCTCTCCCTGTCCTTTCGGGCCTGCAAACGAGCGGTGTGGAGCAGTTGCAGGTACCAGCCGTGGATGTTTCCCGGCTGGCAGAACAGCTCGTATTCCTTCTGGATGGCTCGGCGTATGGCGATGCGGTAGGTCCGGCGTGTGAACCTCATGCTGGCACCGCCTTGGCGAGCACCCAGTCCTCGATCTGGCGCTCCCCGTGGTTGTCCTTACCGTCAACACGCTGGTCGATGGACTTCCACTGCGGGCCTTGGTAGGCCGCGCTGTAGCCGCCGCGCTGGCGGGCAAGGACGATGCCCTCGGGGAACTCGATGCCCCGGACCTTCTTGGCGATGATGAGTGTGCCGTAGTCCTCGGGAAACACCGGCTTGGGCCGGTCGATCAGGTAGTAGATGACCTCCTTGCCGCCTTCAAGCTTGCTGGTGTCCTCCACCGTCCATTCAAAGTAGTTCGTGGCCTCCGTGCCTGACCATTGGGAGAGGATGGTGTCTCCAGCCTGGATGTCGGCGGGGTGAATCTGCGGGTATGGAATCTTCACAGTGCCACCCCCAGCTGCGTGCTCAGGCGGTTGGCGAGGAGGATGACGCAGTGGTCGATGGTCATGTCAGCGCCACGCTGCAGCTGCTCGCGGTTCTCGGTGGTGTTGGCCACGCCGTACCAGAACTCCAGGCACACGGTCTCGGTCTCACGGGCCTGGATGAAGGAGTGGTACAGCTGGCTGAAGTCGTGCTCGGGGATGTCGGTCTCCAGCGCGTAGGCCAGCCAGTGACGGCCTGCGGCCTCGCCGTTGTCCATCGCGTAGGCTCCGGCGTAGCGGACCATCAGGTTCACGCGCTCCTTGGTGAGGGAGCCGATCAGCTCGTCCTCGGGGGTCAGTTCACGGACTTTGCGGGAAAGGGTCTGGATGCTCACTGGTTGCTCCTCAGTGTGTGGTGTTGGTGTGTATCCCTGTGGGATTACACATGAGTCTATACACCTACCGGCGAGGGTGCAATAGCTTTCGGACATGAAAAAGGGCCGGATGCGTCAAGCACCCGGCCCTCCCCCAAGTCAGTTCATCATAGCCAAGACCTCGATGTCCTGAACGAAATGGCCCATCCCGTGGGATGGAACCCGCTCAGTTGCCTGGAGGACGATGTAACCGTCCCCGAGGTCATCGAGGACCACTGCCTCATCCTCGATGACCGTTTCACCGTTGAGCCCCGGTGAAATCCAGACTGACTGACCCGACTCGAAACGCTCCACTCTTTCTGTCCCCCTGCTGATGTGCTACTCGGTTTGGATGGTGACCTCCAGCGTCACCCCGAGCGCATCTGCATAACGTTCAAGGGTTGAAAGCTTTGGTTCCCGCTTGTTGTATTCAACTGTTTGCACGAAGTGGGGATGCCTCCCCATTCGCTCGGCAACTGTTTTCTGGGTGAGACCCTGACGCTTCCGCTCTCCGGTGAGAACGTCAACCAATTGCTGTGACAGCATCGTATGTTCCTTTCAGTCAAATTGGTAGAGAAAAGGCGAGATTTGTTTGTAAATGACATGACATTCAAGAAAAAATGTAGTAAGGCCACTTATTAATGGTTGAAACATCAAGACACGCCCAGTAAAGGCTCAGGATTCCATCAAGATTGGGCGAGGAAGCACAGTTTTCCGGGTTCCTATTGACTTCACAGCGGCGAGCTGAACGACAGCAGGCCGGAGATGAACGAGCCGATGGTGAGCCAGAAGGTTGCCATGATCCAGGAACCCTCGAACCCGGTGGCCACCTGCATCAGCACACTGCCGATGGCTCCGGCGAGCAGCACGAGGGACAGGATCAGCCACTTCTTCCGGCTCATGCCCTTGGGTCCGGAAAGGGGTTGGAGAACTTGGCCTTCTCCTCGCGCCCGTAGGTGTGCTCGCGCTCGATGGCTGCCTCCCCGCCCTTTTCCCAGGCGTCGTGAAGGTTACCGAAACCTGCGGCCTCCAGAACCTCGGCAAGGTGCTCAGGATGTGTCTGAGCATCACAGCGGAGACCCACCTGCACGAAGTCGCTGCATGAGCAGACCGCTCGGACGGGATCATATCGGTGGGCTGCCAGCACCTCGGCCATCGTTGTCATGCTGCTGTCTCCTTGGTCTGTCCGTGGTGGGCGAAAATCTGTGCGTCGGTGGGCTCGAAGCCCTCCACCTCGTGGCCGCAGTCAGCGCAGTGGCCGGTGGCGTACACCTCGGTGTGCCCGCAAGTGCCCTTGACCAGATCAGCCAGCAATTCCTCGGGGGTCTTAGGGTTGGGATTCTGCGCAACAATGGCCTTCAACTCCGCGACTTCACGCTCCAGTCGCTTGCGGGCTTCTTCCCGCAGCTCGCGCTCGGCCTCTACGGGGTTGTCCCCGGCCCAGTCTGCCCAGTCTCCCTGCCAGCTCATTTCTTTGCCTCCTCCAGTGCGTTGCGGAGTTCAGATGCTTCCACCGGGCGGCTGGGGTAGCCATCCGGGAGAACATAGGTATGGCCCTCGTAGGCCTTGTCAGTCAGGGCTTTCACATCGGCAACCGTCTTCTCTAAGCGGTCGATGCGCTCCAGCAGGGCCTTGACCACCAGCGGGGTGGTGAGCTGGTTGTCCTTGACGTTGGCCCGAGCGAACATCATGTAGCTCGGTTCTTCCTTGGTGCTCATGCCTTCACCTCCCACAGACCCTCATCGCTGGCCGCTGCGCCCTGCAGCTGGGTCAGGGCGTAGGTCTTCACGTCCTCGCGGACCTCGGACTTGGCGATGCCGTAGGCCTCGGTCCAGGCGTCCGCGTCTACTTCGGCGGTGAACTCGATGCGTACCTTGATCTTGGCCATGTCTACTCGCCTCCGATCTTGAAGGCCTCGGGCAGTACGCCGCCGAGCTGGATGGAATTTGATGCCTTGGGCTGAAGCGTGAGATGCATGTGGCTGGCCTCCGAGATATTGAGCGAGCCGTCCTTGTTCTCCATGATGGAGAAGACGCCCTGCTCGGTCTCGATGCGGACGTTATTGGAACGGGCCGCATCATGGAATACCAGCGGCTCCTGTCCGAGGCGGTTGATGTAGACCTTCATGGTGGTTGCTCCTTGGTTGTGTGATTGAGTGCTTATGATCTGACAGTACACTCGTCCGCGAGGGTGTGCAAGCTTTATTTTTTCAGCCCCGGTGTACCAATCCAGTAAGCAGCTTGCAAAGCGAAGCCCGCCGTGTATGGGGGTCCACGGCGGGCTTCTTGGGGAGGATGGTTTGCGGGTCAGGAGGCGGCGCTTGCGGCCTCCAGCCGGTCCATGAGCAGATCGGCCTGCTGGGTGATGAGGTCAGAGTCGGTGGAGTCGTAGAAGGCGCGGTCGCCGTCCAGGAACTCGTTGTTGGGGCCGCAGATGAACCACACGCCCCCACGGCGCTCTCGCTTGACCAGAGTGAAGTCGCTGGAGATGGACCAGCCAGCCAGTTCGGTGCCCTCGGGCCGGAGCCACTGGACGGATGCAAACGAGTTCGAGAGAGCGGGCTTGCGCGAGCGTTCTTTCGCCTGCTTCAGCAGCTCAGGGCTGGAGTTCTCGTTGACCGTCTCGGGCAGCCTGCCCTCGGCAGCGAGACGTTTGCGCAGGTCATAGACCCAGACGGTGTTGCGCGAGCCGAGTTCCCGAAGAATCTCCTGACCGGACTTGCCCTTGCCACCGGATTCCTCGCTCGCCATCTCGTCCATGACGGCCCGGTCGCGCTCCTCCTGGAGCTGCTTCTTCTTCCGGGTCCACTCAGTGGCGAACGAGGTATCGAGTTCGATGTTCTCTAGGCGAAGACGCTCAATCGTGGCGTTGTTGTCCTTGATCTTGTCGTCAACTTCCTTGCGTGCCTTTGCACGGTCTGCGGCGAACCCCCTCCACCTGTTGTGTAACTCTACGAAAGTAGCCATGCTCTGTGTGCTCCTTGATGTGTGTATGTGTTAGTGCTTTGTTTTGGGCTGGTCTTGCTCCTGTATATCGTGCCTGTAGATGAATACTTGCATAGTCCAAACCACTAGGCAATGACTTTAGACTATAAAAGTTCGCTTGTTGACGATTGTTACCGGCGAGTAGATGACACCCCATCAGTTTCGCCAGTAAGTAATCGTTTTTTCAAGTCTGACTGGAATTTCTTAGAGGGGGTGTACCCCTCAATGGTTGGCGCACTGCATGACTTCACACAGCTCGCGGTAGGTGAAGCCTGCGCCCGAGGCCTGCCCCATTGCCTCATAGAGGACGGACTGGGCCGCGTACATCATGGGCGTGTACTGGGCGTTGATCTTGCGCGTGGCCTCTTTGACGGCCTCGTCAATCTCGGCGTTGATCTTCTCCAGCGCGGTGTGTGCCCGGACGACGTTGACCAGGGCAGCGTCATTGTGGGGGTACTCGGGCAGCTGCTCGGTCATGCCGAGGCCACCTTGGTCATGGCGGACTGGAGGGCGTTGGACAGGGCCTCGTCATTGAGGTCATAGATGGCTTCCTCCGGCACACCATGACGGTATGCGAGGTATGCTGCAGCCTCCAGCTCGGCAGCCATTTCCTCTTCCTGCGCTGTCCACTTGCGGTACTCGGCCTGCTTTCGGTGGATCAGCTGGAGCTTCCTGAGAAGGATGTCCGAGGAGAGGTCATCCAGTTCGCCCAGCAGGCGGCTCTGCGTCTCTGCCGGGGGCTCGGTGCTTGGTTCTTTGGTCAGGATGTCCTTGACCTCCTGGAACATCTCGGTTGCGGTGCGCGGCTCTCCTTTGACCCTGCGGCTGTTGATGCTGACGACGTTGCTCATGTGAACTCCCCAGTTCGTTGTTTGTGGTCTGTACCTCTGTAGCTAATCACAGAAAAATATGAGGCAACAGTACCTCGACATGCAGGGTTTCCGCAGGTTTGGCTCAAGATTTCCCCCGGAACCGCCGAAAATCGCCCCACATTTTGCCTCCGAGGGGTTCTTTACCTCCCTTTTCCTGGTCGAGCTGCCGCGCGATTCCGGGCCTTGGACCCCCTTGGCTTGAAGATTCAACCAAAACGCCTGCTGATATATCAGAACGCTTGAAACTTCAACCAAAATCGTTACAAACTGCGCCCCTGGGAGCCCTGGAGGCGGGCCGCATAGGCATACAGTTATGCCGAAAATTGCATGTATAGAGCTGTAATTTGGGGGCTTGACAGCACTAATCCACATAGAGGAGATTCAGAGCAGCAACACCCAACCAAACGAAAGCAGGTAAGCGAAATGTTCGGACGCAAGGCAGCTGCCACCCTCGAAGCACCGGCCCCCGTAGTCGATTCCCGCGAAGTTGCATACGCTCACAGCTGGGGTTTCCAGTACAGCGAATGGCTCGCCCTTACTGCAGAGCAGCGAGCGGACTACCGTGACCGCGTAGCCTACGCCCCCAACTTCAACACTGCAGGGAGCTAAGGCAATGGAATATGGCGCAATGATCCCAACGTCTGGTGTGGTCTACATGAAAGGGCCGCTCCAGACCGTAGCAGCCTGGATAGCTGAATACTCGACAGTTACGCCGCTGCAGCTGGTGCAGCGAGCAAAGGGCGAGATTCCCGGCCCTTGGGTTACAGCGTGAGCACGCCGCAGAGCAGGGCCGCAAAGCGTGATTACTGGAATAGTCCTAGAGTCTCCAGGCTTTGGCAGCGTATCGAATACTCCCTAGCAATTGCCGGAACGCTGGCAATTCTCACAATCGGCTCACTGAATTTCTGAAAGGCAAGACAAATGGAAAACTCGGAAAAACTCGCGTTGTGGCTTTCAGCTCGGCCTACTCGTAACCCCATCCTCGAAAGAATGCGGGATAGCTTTGATGGTGGAGACCCTTGGGGCTCGGTTATGGGCTGGTGGTTCGCTATTGCTGATGTCATAACCGAAATTGACGCCTCACAAGTTCCCTCCGAATGGGAGTTTCACCAATCCCCATTCGGAGCCAATACCGAGGCTTTCGAGTACAGCGAAATACTCGAAACAATGCGAGACGACGGCGTAACGCTTGACGACATTTTGCACGCCGGTAAAGTGCTCACACGCTACGCCTCCCAGCTCAAACTTGCAGGAAAGGATTACTAAAAATGAACTACCGGCCCCGGACCCAATCAAAGAAATTCCTGGACGGCGATTGCCCTGCAGGTGTGCTGGCAATTTATGACTCCGGCCCCAAGGACTTTGATCGCTACACCGTTTTCTATAAGCCCTCAGAGCCCATTACTTACGCGGAAGGGTGGATAGACTATCGCGGAATGTCTGACGAGCCCAGCTCACCCCAGGGATTCGGAATTTCCGGCCAAATGAGAGCGCACCAAGCCGCAGACTACCGGCGTAGGGTTTACCACCATTCCGCTAAATGGTCAGAATTGCCGGAGGCTGTAAAAGCAGTTGTTAGGCGCGATTGTGAGGAATGGTTCAACAATGGTTCCTAATTTCCGGCGCATATTCGGATTTACTTTCGCCCTCGTCATGTTTTCCATTCCGTTTTTCGCCTAGAGAGGCCTAAGCCATGTCACGCCCTAAAGCAGCTAACGGCGATACCCTGACAAGCAATGCCTGGGGAATCTATGACGCCGGAGCGTTTTACATAAACGATGCCGATAAATGGCATCTGGTGGCCAGCTTTCCTACCGGCGTCTCAGTACGCGGCAAATGCGGAGTGATGGCCTCCACTGTGGACTATGAACACTCACGCCGCGCCAGCTGGGCAAACGGCTACGATGGTGTGCCCTGCAAGACATGCGAGGAGGCCTAGAGCAGCTGCCTTACTAGTTTTCAAGAAACTTTGAGAAACCTATAGACACACTCTTGCGCGAGTGTGTAGGGTGGAACCATAAGTTAGATAGTCAAGCTAGAGAATGAGGAGCACGTCATGAGCCACTACGGAATGGATATGGCAGCCGCAAAGGGCGAGATTGTTTGCCAGGGCCACGCTGACTACTGCGCAGAGCACGGCCACGCAAAGCATACGGTAGACGGCGTAGATACGGGCCGTTGTCCCCGTTGCGGCGTCCGCACCATTCCGGCATCTGAAGAGGTCCCCGACAATACCGAAAAATTCGAGGCATTGCTTGACGCGGAGCGGGACGTAAAACACGCTCGCACCCTTGAAGGATTCGGTATCGATGCCGCTACCCGTGACCGTGGTCGCAATGATCGGATCAAAGCACAAGCGAAACTGTCCGCAATACTCAATACTTTCACCTTGGAGGAGCTAAACGCATTCAACGAATACCGGAAAGCTCAACAGAGCTAGGACGCCTTACCGGCCCGGATAGTCGCCCCCATCTATCAGGGCCGGTATGGAACCCTAGACCACAGCAACCACAGCAACCACACAACCAGGAGCAATCAATGAGCAACTATGTAAACGTGACCCGAGACGGTGAAAAACTGGCAGGGCCGCTGACAGAAAACATGGCTTTTTCGTGGCTCTTACGTCACCAAACCAAGTCAGTTGACTTGGCTATCACTGAAGAAGGTTACGCATTCGAACCTACCGAATGGGAGTCCCTGAAAGCTGAAGACATTTTCGTTGGCAGGACTGCGGAGGGTACTCGCGTATACCTGGATATGTCCCTGGAGCGTGTGGCAAAAGAGGGAAAAACCAGTGTTACACATGAGCCTGTTACCGATGAGTTTTTTCGCTTCAGTGCCAGTGGTCACACTGTCTTGAAGGGCCGGAGGGACGATAATTGGGACGGTGGTGGGCAGATGCTGGACACTCTGCTAGAGGTCGCAGACCCTGCCAACGGCTGGACGCTCCAGGAGCTGAAGGAAATTCACCGGCTATGGAAAAACTGGCACTTGAATGATATGCAGGCAGGTTGCCAGCATGTTCCGGACCCGCTCTGGGAAGACTCGCCCTACGGTAAGCGGCCTGACCTGAAAAACACACCATCTTGCCCTGAAACTGGTTATCGTTGGGGCTCGGCATGGCTGGTCCGGCTGATTCCGGCCACAGTCATAGTGCGAATGCAGGAACTTATCCGCAAAGCCATCGCAAGTGCGTAACTGACCATGTATCCGATCCAGTTCTACATTTTCGCTCTATGCATCATTGGACTGCTTATCGCAGTTCCCCAGCTCATCGCCTCGCTGAAGCGACGGCACACAAACGACAGGAAAGGCTAGAGCAATGACCCAGCTTGGAAAGTACAGCACCGACAGGGACAACATTCTCCACTACATGGCCACATCGGATTGGGCCAATGACTCGTTTGGGAATGTGGAGGCCCCTACCGGCTACGTCTGGAGGATCAGCAATGATGCTGCAGAGGTCCAGGTATCCAACACTGAGCTAACGTCACTCATCGAAGACCAGCTGAAGGTCTACAGCATCGAAGACGGGCCGGAGTTCCGTAGCTCGCTGGCAGGTCATTTTCTCATCGCTGAAGACTCCAATGGCTTTGTGTCGGTCTCGGAGTACCCAACTGCAGAGCTGTTGCAGCAAGCGTATGACTCGCTGGAGGGCATCTATTCGGAATGGGTAGGGCAAGACGATGAGTGAACCGCTGAAGGTTGGAGATACCAACAGGGCCGGAACAATGCAGATTGTTGCCACGGATTGGGATCACAACGGAACGTTGCGCGTAACTGTTGCTTGCCCACATCCCCGGACAAAAAAGAGTGATGAGGCCGCTAGGCGTCTTGCCCGTCGCGCTCTCATGTATCCGGAGAAAACGCGCTCCAGCCGCCTTATCCGCGTAGCTCAAACCTTGGATGAGCAGTACCGGATTCACGTCACGTTCGCTGTATCTCGACTCGAAAGGCATTAGCACAATGACTAGCACACCTATTGGGCTCACTGGGCTTGAGCCGATGCCCTACGGATACAAGCGCTGGAATGGCAGCGTATGGCCAGATATCCAGGTTGATTCTTACAATCGCTTGCTTGCCGACATAGCCAGCAAGCATCGGGCCGGAATGAACGTTCAGAACTTGATCGATGGGCTCTATAACCTCGCCCACGGATTCGACACTGCAGGGAAGCCTGCCCGTTGTGCGTGTGCTCACAATGCCGACGGCAGCACAACTACCCTGCTATGTCCGGCACACGCTGTAACAGACCCTTGCGTCACCATGGCTCAAGTAACGGGCAAGCGCCGCAAGGGAACCATTACTAGAGGCCGCTGCACTAACTGCAGCTGGCAGGAGGTAAGCAAGTGAACAGAACTAGGCTCGACAGTCTGCAGGTAGGGGAGCGCTTCAAGATGGATAGCCTTGAAGATTCCCCTGTTTATATCCATAGGGGATATGACGCGCGTAGCGGGATGCAAGGCTACACGCGCGATGTCGGACCTAACAGCATACGCGGCGATGTGTGGAGCCTTGCTGAAGGCTCCTGCTACGTTGTCCCACTTGATACTCCCCCGCCAGTACAGGAGCGCATATAAGAGCCACTCCCCTCCCGGACTCCTACTACCTGTAGAGCCCTTGCCATTAGGTAAGGGCTCTACTCATGTCCTGCCATAGTGCCAGTGTCCAGGCAGGCAGCAGGGCTGCTGCAGCTCGACTCCTTAGAGCCCTTCCCCATCACGCGGGAAGGGCTCTTGTGTTGTGTGCTGACAGCTAGCGCTGTAAGCCGATCTGAGGCGCTGAAGGGCTTAGTGGCACTGCTCCCCATAGCCTGTCTGTAAGGTCCGGAGGATGGCAGGGAGCAGGGGAAGGGAGGCCAGGAAGGGTACTGCTGAAGGGCAGGGAAGGCTTGCCACGTAGTCGGGCGTGTTGCTAGGGGATATATGTCTCATAAATGGTAATGCGTTGCGCTAGCGCCCGTTTCAGTAACCCATTCTCTAATTTATATCTAAGAAAACACTCGCGCAAAGGTGTGTAAGGACATCTGTGGATAACGGCACGGAGAGAGAGACAGGCGTTGTTGAAACCATGCCTTTTTGACATGCATCACCACAGATGAGACGTATGCCAACCTGAGTTATCCACAACACTCGTGGGCGTTGGCGTGTCGTATCCCCATGCATATGCATCCATGTACTCATGAATTTCCATGCAGGTGTGTGAGGGAGTATGCAGTGATCGGGAAGCAGTTTCAGAGTTCCAGGAAGAAGTCAAGAGTCCAACCGAATCAGTTTCAGACAGCTGGCGAAGGCCGGATGGGGGCGGGGTTCGACATACTTTTTTCGGCGCATCGAATTTCCGTAGTAGCCCCCTCTCCCGATTCCCCGATTCCAAAAATTTCGGCACTGCATTTTTCGCAGTAGGCGCTCCCCTGGTTCTACCCTCGCGCCCTTTGCACCTGTAGACTGGGCGCAACCACCACACACCTAGTAAGGAGCACGCGATGGAAATTTCTGACGAGGCGGTAGAAGCGGCGGCTAGGGCAGAGTTCGAGCACGAGTTTCGCGGGTCTCCCGCCAAGTGGGAACTGATGTCCGATGAGACACGCATCAGGTATCGAATCAGGGCCAGTAACGCCCTGGTGGCCGCAGCCCCACACCTCCTGAAGGACAAGCGCGATCTGACCGAGGTGGAGAAGGCCAACCGGGACCACCCCGAGCGGATGGCCGAGGCGCGCAGGAAGCTCCGGGAGGGCGCACGGCAGTGGCGGCGCATCGAGCGGAAGCAGGTCGAGGCCAAGGCCCTCATCGAGGCAGCCAAGCGCCTGCAGCAGGCCAACCCCGCCAACCCAGTCATGTGGCTGCGGGACCAGGGAAAGTCTCTGCAGATCGAGGCGCGCAACGAGATGCCCCCGGAGTAGACTGGAGCCACCCCCAGCGGAAGCCCTGTGTGCCGAAAGGCCGCAGGGCTTTTCCGTGCCCAAAAGTTTCCGGGCCGCACCCCTTCCTCCCTGTTTATTTTTTGGGTAGGCTGTCTTTATCTACACACCTAGTAAGGAGCAGCAATGAGCACACCCGCAGCCGCCGCCTACGCCGCAGCCCAGCAGCCAGCGCCGACTCACACGCCCCTCGGCCAGCGCGAGCTGACCCACGCCGACCGCTGCGACCAGTGCGGCGCGGCAGCCTACGCCCGCGTCGAGTCCTACGAGACCACCCTGCAGCTGATGTTCTGCGGCCACCACTTCACCGCCTTGGAGAAATACTTCCCAGCGGACCTCTACGAAATCCTGGACGAGCGCAAGCACCTCCGCGCCGCCGTCAAGGCACAGGCCAACTACGCCAACGGGGTGGGCTGATGCGCACCGAGTTCAAGATCGGGGGCAAGCTGCCCGAGGTCACCATCGACGCCGAGCACAAGCAGGCCATCGTGGACGGCAGGGGCTGGCACCTCAGCCGTGCCAACCTCGAAGTCGCGCGCGGTCAGGCCCTCATGTTCATCGCACTCACCCAGAAGCTGGAGGAGTATTTCGGCTCCGAGGAGTACGCGGCTAAGAGACTGCAGGAGCGCCGGGACGCCATTGCCAACAGCTTCGAGTTCGACCCCCGCTTGGGGTACGGACAGCTGTCGCCGTGGGGCCGGAAGGCTGTGGACCGCATCATCGAGCTGGAAGACCTCACGGACCAGCAGTTGGCGGGCACGGGGCAATGAGCACCGCGCTTGACCTGGACATCTCCGAACTGGTGGGAGAGATGCCAGCCGAGCCCTGCGAATCCGCCAGCCATGACCCGGAACACCCGCACCACGATGCTGACCCGGCCACGCACTACGCGCAGGTCCACTGCCCCGACTGCGGCTTCAACGCCGTCAAGACCTACTGCCGGACGTTTGTTGAGTCGTTCGCAACGGACTGGGACATCGAGTGCAGCGAGTGCCACACCCAAGGCCCCGCCCACACCTACATCACCGTTCTCGGCCCCATAGGAGGCACAGTATGAAGCCCCGCATCCGCGTCTGCCAAGAGTTCGGACCCACCCCCACACAGCAGGAAATCGCTGCCTGGATCGGCACCGAAGCCAACGCCACACCCGTATTCGCCACAGGAGGTCTCGTGAGCACCAACCCCACACCGATCTTCGACCAGCTGGTAGCTGAGTCGGACCCTGATCTTTTCCTCGCAGGTGAGGTCTTCAAGCGCCCTACCGAATCGCTGGAGGCAGCCCTGATCCGCATCGGGCACCCGGCTGTCCAGCCGCTACGCTTCCACGTCCCCAAGGCTGCCTTCCAGGAGGCCTTGGGAACGTGGCGGAACACCCCGATCATCGCCTTCACCGACTGGCGCGACCCGGCCAACACCGGAGGCAACTGGTGAAGCTCAACGGCAACCTCACGCTGGCTCGCCTCGGGGATGAGCCGGAGCCCGAGTTCAAATACTGCACCCGCTGCGACAACTCGATGAACCCCCGGCGTCCCGATGGCTGGTGCCAGGACTGCGAGGGTGTGCGCGACTGCCTGCCTCGCGGCACGGACAACAAGCGGCTGCAGCCCTACCACCCGGCCTACGAGGTCTACCTGCACTACCCGCAGAAGCCCAAGGATGACCCCACCATCAAGACCCTGGAGGCACTGCGCATCCCGCACGTCGCCTACACGGCGCGCAAGGACAGGATCGAGACCGAGTACGTCAAGGGCCTGCTGCCCGATGACAAGGCACACGGCTGGCCCATCGTGCTCATCACCTCCTACGGCCAGCCCGTGGACCTGTGGACCGGCTACAACCTCAACAAGCTCAACAGCATCCCGTTCGCACGGGCCGCAGCCATCAACCCCGCACCAACCGCGCTCGACTCCGAGTTGCAGGGTGTGCCAGTCGAGAGGAAGGCCGCGTAATGGCCGTCACCGTTTACCGCCCCGACAACAAGCAGCCCCGGAAGTGGCAGGCGTTCTGCGTCGATCATCAGGAGGGCATCAACAGCAGCAAGCCGTCCTGCATCAACTGGGCCGAGCAGCACGTCAAGGACTTCCACCCCGGAGAAAAGGTGGTCTACCAGTGACCTTCTACGGCAAAGAGAACGAGCCCAAGGCCGTCGCTGTGGACACTCCGCTGCGGACCTATGCCTACCTGGACTACGGCTCCCGGCAGCACACCATCGAGGCGCACTACGTCACCTTCACCTCGGGCCACGTCAATTTCTGGCGCAGGCGGGCCGATCAGGAGCAGGACACCTTGGTCAAGTCCGAGGCCAACACCCACGTCAACTCTCTACAGGCGGTCACCAGATGAGCACCGGAATAGCAATCGTATGGCCAGCGTGGTTTCTTGGCTCCGCCGATCCGCAGCTGCACGCCACTGCCCTTTTCCTCGGGGACATCGAGACCACCAAGTTCAAGCGCGAGGACATCCAGGAAGTCCTCGATTTCGATGGCCTGTTCGATCCCGGGGCCTGTCGGGTGACTGGCACAGCCCTGTTCGGCAGGGACAAGAACGTCCCGGTGCTGACCATCGAGAGCCCCGTCCTGAACGTTGCGCAAGCATGGCTGACGCGCGAGTTGGGCATGCTGGGCATCGTCAGTCCGTCCGAGTTCGGCTTCAACCCCCACGTCACCATCGCCAAGGAAGCGGCCAAGCCGTACTTCCCCCACTTCATCCAGCTGGAGGCCCCCGTTCTGTGGTGGGGCGATGACCGGCCCATCCACAGCAAGCACCAGAAGACTCTGGAGGCGGTGTGATTACCGGCCAGTGCGCCAACGGGCACGAGAGGACCGAGCAGAACACCAGCTGGGTGCGCGACAACGCCCGAAAGCGCACCCGTATCCGCTGCTTGGACTGCAAGCGGGAGCGGTACACCCCCAACGGCAACCCGGCAGCCCACGAGCTTCAGGCGCAGCGCACCACCGACAAGCACGAGGACATCGAGGACTTGCTGCGGTTCGGAGCCACGTTCGAGGAAATCCTGCAGCGCAGCGGCTTCAGCAACTGGAAGCGGATGAAGGAATCCCTCGGACGCCGGGGCCGCACGGACCTGATCGAGCAGATGAACCGCAGGCGCGGCGATGTCCGCACCATGATCGACGGCGCAACCCCCGGCAAGGGCACCAACGTGAAGGCAACACCATCCTCGACGTCATTTTCAGCTAGGAGCACTCATGGCACGCCTTTTTGACACTCTGAAGGGCATACCGGCCCCCAAAATCTCCAAACTCACGCTCGAAGACCTCGATGATCCCGCCCTCCGCTCTATCATCGAGGCTCCGGCCCCGGTAAAATCGGACCATGAAGCGGCTTAGGAAGGGCCACTCCACGGTGCTGCGTGACGCCCGTGGGCATCCTCGTGATGCCACGGGCCACCGCACCGACCTGAAGCCGGTCTATTCGACCACCGGCCAGCGCCTCTGGCGGGCCGAGGAGCTGGCCTTCTCCCTCGGGGAGCGGGTCAGGGCGGTCAAGCCGGACAGTCCCTCGCTACAGTTCCAGCGCATGGCGCAGGGCGAGTGCGGGACCATCATGCTGGTGCCCGAGTTCACCCGCCGAGAGTATTACGTCCTTCCCGACAGCATGTTCCGGCAGTTCATGCGAAAACGCAGCGGGGAGTTCCTTGCCCGGATGCCGGAACACCACCTGGAGCCCGAGTGATACACTTTTCATAGCCCGCAAAGCGAATACACACCTTGCTCGAAGATTTACACCAGCCCCCTCTGGCCTAAGCCAAGGGGCTGGTTTTCTTTTGCCGCGAAAGTCTAGCGAAACGCTAGACTTACCTAGATTTCAGTACATCTGAGTAGGTAGATAAGAAGGACGTATGACCATACGCAGGTGCTATCTACCTACGAATCCCAAGCGTGTTCCACCGGCTCCAGCCGCCTGCGCCCTGTCCTGACGCCGTTCTCCCAGTCGTGGAGCTGAATCTTCTCCAGGAGCTTGCCCAGCGCCTCGCGCTTCAGCCGGTCAGGGGCATCGGACCACCGTTCGAGCAGCTGCGGCACGATCATGGCTGGCTTGACCTCTGAATTGACCTCCACGAGCCGCTTCCGGGCTTCGAGGGCCTTCTTCTCGTCCTCCAGCTTGGCCTTCAGGCGCGCGTAGACCTCGGCACCGATTTCATCGTCCAGGTACTTCACGGTGAGGGCGTCGAGCCGGGTCTGGTTCTTGGCGATGTCGGCAGCCAGCTGGTTGGCCTTCCGGGCGAGATTCGGGGCCGGTTTGGTGACCTGAGAGGCCAGCGCGTCGATTTCGGCAGCCACGGTGTGCATCCACTCCATGACGGCCTCCTCGACGTACTGCTCGGAGACGGACACGCGGGCGTGTGAGCCCTTGGTGAGCCCGTCCCGACAGGTGTACCGCTTGTAGACCTTCCCGTTGCGCTTGGTGGCCCCGCCGTCCATCTTGGCACCGCAGAAGCAGCGCAGGAGGGCTGAGTAGACGTAGACGTTGCCGGTGTTCAAGCCGCCGCCCATCCCGCGCGCGGAACGCTCAGCGCGCTTGACCTGAAAAGCCTTCCACTCGGCCTCCGAGATGACCCCCTCGTGTGCCCCCGGAAGGAACTCGCCCTTGCTGCGGATGAATCCGGCCCCGAAGCCGCGATCCAGAATCTGGCGCACGCCGTCGTCCCGCCAGCCGCCCTCGGGAGTGAAGCCCTCAGAGGCCGCGTAAGCGCCGATATTTCTCAGGCTGTCCCCTTGGATGAAACGCAGGTACATCTCGCGCAGGACAGGGCCTGACGCCTCGTTGACGGTGTATCCCGTCTCCTTGCTGTAGTCGTAGCCGAACCGAGGCAGCCCGTGATGGGGCAGACCGTTGCGCACGCGGCGCGCGTGGGTCTCCTTCCAGGTGTCCCCGATGCGCTCGGACTCGAACACGGCCAGCTCCGCGAGCATCCCTCGGGCAAACCGCCCGGAGGAGGTGGAGGTGTCCAGAGGCTCGGTCGAGGACTCCAGCCGCCCGCCGATGCCCTCCACACGGTCCACCGCGATGGCCCAGTCCATCCTGTTGCGCGCCACGCGGCTGATCTTCCAGACCACGAGGACATCAGCCTTCTTGTCCTCGATCATCTTGACGGCCTGCTCGACCTGCCGACGCTTCCAGAACCGCCCGGACAGGTCGAGGTCTTCCAGCGTCTCGATGAGGTCATAGCCCATGCGCTCACAGTGGGTCTGGATCGAGTTCAGCTGAAGCTCGGGGCTAATCATGCCGTCCCGCTCTTGGGAGACCCGTACATAGGCGACTGCGCGTGGCTTGCTCATGGGGCAATTCTAAATTGGCAGTCAAGAGGGCTTGCCCTTTATTTTCTTGTGGTGCTACTGTCTTCTTACACACCACAGCACAGAGCATCAGGAGCAACGATGGCATCACGAGAGCAGGCAATCCAGGACGTGGCCACCATGTGGGCCAACTACTGGCTCTCCACGGATGCCACTGAAGAGAAGGTGGCAGCCTAATGGGCGAAACTGAAGAAGACTGATTTTCAGAAATCAGCCGCATAAGGCTACCTCGGTGACCGATATGTAGGAGCCGAGGGAAAGTCCCCCAAGTTGATGCTGCCGGGTCACACACGCAGACCGGAACGGGTGCCCTATCCGAGAAGGGGATGCGAGGGATGAGGGGCTGTAGCTCAAAGGCAGAGCAAGTGGATGATCCATAGGTTGCAGGTTCGACTCCTGCCAGCCCCACTCCTGAGCGAGATGACAATGCTCTGGTGTTCCGCATGTGGGAGCGGACTACTTCTAGAAGAGTTAGCACCTGAAATAACCGTCATGCTCGATAACGAGCGAATAGCCCTCTCGGCCCAGTACCCCTTCAGTCTGGGTGGGAGAGGGAGAACCTATAGATGGGTTCAAAATGGACTGGCTTAGCAGGGTGTACCTGCCGGGAGCATCCCGGGTTCGAGACCCGGCAGTCCACTGAGTGAGGCTGTCTGTAGTGGATGGCAATAGCTACACCCACGGCGGCAGTCCGTGAATCGGTGTCCAACCTTATGCCGGGGAAGTGGACGTGGAGTTCGAATCCCACCAGCCTCACTCTCAGATCGGCCTCATGCCAGTGCAAGCCTGGAGGAAGAAGAGAGCCGAGCGGGCGGTAAACGCACAGCAAGGCCCCTAAGTGACTTCCACCGCTCAGGGGCCTTCTGCTTTTCCACGGGCTGTGTAAAAAGGTGTGTAAAAAGTTCCTTGCACTAAGCTATAGACATGGAAGAAATACCGAATACAATGGACGCCCTCACGGTCCAGGTGCGCGATTTGCGTGTCAAGGGCTACACATTCGAGGAAATTTCCGTCCGAATTGGCGTTCAGCCCGAAGACGTGATTATCGCGTGGCGGGATTTCATTTCTTCCCGCGACATTATGCCGCCAGAGGAACAGGCCGTTTTGCAGGAACTCCGGCTGGAGAATCTGCTCACCAAGGTCAATGACCGGCTGCGCTATGCCGACAAGGCCGAGGACTACGAGGTGGTCATCAAGCTCCTCAAAGAAATCGCCGCGCTGCAGGGCATCAACAAGGACATGAAGCGCGAGGCCGAGGACCGGCTGGTGCAGATCACCGCCGCGCAGACACAGCTCATCCTCCAGGCCGTGTTCGCACTGTCGGCAGCCATGACCCAGCACATCGAGCAAGCCTTCGAGAAGCACAAGACCATCAAGGCGATCAAGGGCGAACTCACCGGCCCCGAGCTGACCCAGTTGTTCAACGTCGAGGCGCAGCGTGTCCTCGCCCAGCAGGAGGAGACCGAAGCATGAGCAAGGGCATCTACACCCCGGACGTGACCGACATCCTGGACCTGTTCTACGCCAACGACGGTCACGAGCCGGACTGGGCCGCGATCCGCACGCGCCTGCACCGCAGCACCGAATCCTACTTCAACGTGACCATTGGACTCCTCCGGGCCTTCCACGCTGTGTACGAAGATCAAGCGGCTTTCACCACCCTCATGTACCGCCTAAAGGAAGACCTGCCTGAGTAATGGGAGCGCCAGTCAAGACGTTCGAGGATCACCTAGCCAAGCTCGATACCTCAGACCCAGAGGCGTGCTGGCTGTGGCCTGGAGGGACCAACGGCGATGGGTATGGTCAGCTGGCCTCGAACATGCGCAATCACAGGGCTCACAAGTTCTTCTATGAGCACATGGTTGGGCCAGTCCCCGAGGGGAGGGTTCTCGACCACCTTTGCCATGACCCCGAAACGTGTGAGGGCGGTAAGACCTGCCCGCACCGCAGGTGCTGCAACCCCAAGCACCTGCAGGTGGAGACCAATCGAGAGAACTTGATGCGCGGCGGAACCCTCGCTGCGGAAAACGTGGCCAAGACACACTGCATCAATGGCCACGAGTTCACGCCCGAGAACACCCATCACCGTTCACGAGGCGGGCGAGAGTGCCGCGAGTGTATGCGCACAAGGGCAAGGGACTACGGAAGAGCGAAAAGGAAGCAAGCAGCATGAGTGTGCTCGATGCCATGAGGCAGGCGTCCAAGGAACTCGAACAGGCGGCTCTCAACGAGCGGTACAAGACGGACATCGCGTTGTGGGCGAAAGACAAGCTTGGGTACACCCTTTGGAAAAAACAGGTGGAAATTGCCGAGGCGCTGCTGAAGTACAAGCGCGTGGCGGTGAAGTCCGGCCACGGCGTCGGCAAGTCCTTTGTCGCGTCCATCATCGTGGCGTGGTGGGCTGACACCCGCAAGGACTTGGACTCCATCGCGGTCACCACTGCGCCCACACAGAACCAGCTGGACATCATCTGGGAGTACCTGCGCGACCACAAGCTGAAGGGCAAGCTCTGGGGCGACATCTCGCTCGACAACGAGTGGAAGTCGGACCTGCGCGTCAAGCGCGCCTTCGGACGCAAGCCCTCGAACACCAACGAGCACGCCTTCCAAGGTATCCACCGCCGCCAGGGTGTGCTGGCTGTCCTGGACGAGTCCTGCGGTATCCCTGAGACCATCTTCACTGCCGTCTCGGCCATCACCACGGGTAAGTACGATGCCGCCCTTGCCATCGGGAACCCTGACGATGTGAACACGCCCTTTGGCGAAATCTGGAAGTCCAACAACGAGACGTGGCACAAGATCACGATCAACTCCTACGACTCCCCCAACATCACGGGCGAGCCGTTCCCGGAGGAGGCCAGCGGCGGTCTGGTGACGCTGCAGTGGATCGAGGACCGCAAGAAGGAGTGGGGCGAGGAGTCCCCGCGCTTCCGCTCCAAGGTGCTGGGCGAGTTCTCGATGGACGGCACCAACGCGCTGTTCCCCGAGGGCACACTGGCTGTCGGCAAGATGACCGAGCTGCAGGTCCGGCAGGACTCCAAGCCGCGCCTCGGCGTGGACGTTGCCCGCATGGGCGGTGACTTCACGGTGGTCTACATCTACCACGATGGCGTGGCGCGGCTCCTGGACAAGTGGAGCAAGGCCACCCTGACCGAGACCGCCGCGCGCGTGGTGAAGCTCGCGCATGACCACGGCGTGGATGAGGTCAGGATCGACGGCGTGGGCATCGGTGCCGGTGTCTACGAGATGGTGGGCAACAAGTCCCTCGGGCTGTTCGAGACCATCGGCATCATCGGCAACGCGGCCTCGTCCGACAACGACAAGTGGCTGAACACCCGCGCCGAGATGTATGACACCATCCGCGAGCGGATGCTGAACGGCAAGCTGGATATTGATGAGGAAGACACCGAGCTGATAAAGGAACTCGGTGATCTGGAGTACCACTTCAAAAACACCCGTTCCGCATTGCAGGTGGCATCGAAAGAGGAAATCCGGGCCAAAACCGGGAAATCCCCTGACTACGCTGACGCCTTCGCTTATGCCGTGATGGATTTGCATATTGATCCGAAAGACCCCGTGGCGAAATTGCCGGTGGGCGAGCAATTCGAGGTTGCCGCCGAGGAATTTCTGCACGCGCACGAGTCGCAAATCTCGCCCTACTAGTCGATAAGCCTTTAGTCAAGAGGCAATAAAGCATGACTTGATAGAATTGGAGTCATCGCTGGTTCTCAGCATTGACTTTAGGAGTTTCATGTCCAGGAAACGTGCAGCGCGCCAGCAGGTGGCAGTCTCGGAGGCGGCAGGAACTCCGACATCGACCGAGCTGGCCGAGGTGACGGCAGCCAACGCGGCCCTGTCCGGCAAGGTCATCGAGCTGGCCGAGTCGCTGGCCGACGTGCAGCTGGCGCTGGACAACATCGGCTGGCGTCCGCTCGGTGAAGACGCCGACATGAACGAGCTGCCGCTGTCGGCCATCAAGGGCTACACCAACGTCACTCGGGCTCTCGCGGTCATCAACCCCCTCATCAAGCGGGGTCTCGCGGTGCGCACGGCCTACATCTGGGGCAACGGCGTCATCCTTGAAGGGCTGGAGGAGCACGAGGAGTTCGTCAAGAACCCCGTCAACCAGAAGTACCTGCTCTCGGACAAGGCGTGGCAGGAGCTGGAGCAGTGCCTTGGCACGGACGGCAACTTCTTCCTGATGGTCACCAAGCCCGGTGCCAAGTCCAAGACCGGCGCAGTGGCGCGCATCCCCATGCGGCAGATCACCGGAACGATTTCAAACCCCGAGAACTCGGAGGAAATCTGGTTCTACCGCCGCGAGTGGAAGGTCACCGTCACCAAGGCCAACTCCGTGGAGGAGAAGGTTGAGGACAGGGTGGCCTACTACCCGGCCATCGACTATGACGAGTCCAACGGCAGGCCCCGGCGCTTCAAGGGCAAGCCGGTCATTCTGGACCAGCGCATCGCAGGCCACAGCGTCAACAAGCAGGCTGGCTGGAAGTGGGGTGTGCCTGACCTGCTGAGCGTGATCTTCTGGGCCAAGGCGCACAAGGAGTTTCTGGAGTCGCAGGCCACGCTGGTCAAGGCCTACTCGCGGTTCGCCTGGAAGGTGGCCACCCCCACGGCTGCCAACGCCAAGGCTGCTGCCACCAAGGTGGCCACGAGCCCCACGCTCGATCCGATGACCGGCCAGCCCCAGTCCGTGGGTGCAACCGCTGTCACCGGCATGGGTGCCACCATCTCCTCGGTGGGCCGCACGGGCGGCTCCGTGGACTTCGAGGCTGGCCTGCCGCTGGCGGGCTACGTCGCCGCTGGCCTGAACGTGCCGCTGAACGAGCTGACCGCCGACGCCGGGAACGCCAACCGCGCCTCGGCTGAGACGCTGACCGGCTCCAACGAGAAGGTCATGCGCGCCCGCCAGTCGGAGCACAAGATGTTCTTCGAGGCGATCTTCAACTACCTCGGCTTCGACGTGAAGGTCATCTTCCCGAAGATCGAGGAAGAGGCCGTCTACCGCCAGATTCAGTCGATTGTCTCGCTGCTGCCGCTGAACCTGTTCTCGGACAAGGAGATGCGCAAGCTCATCGTCAAGGTACTCGACCTGCAGACCCTGGACCCCGAGAAGGTGCCCACCGAGGAGGAGCTGGGCAACCTGATCCTTGAAGCCAAGATGCAGGCCGAGGCTGCCGAGAAGGCAGCCGAGCACGCCGAGAAGCTGGCCAAGGAGAAGCCCGCTGGTGGTGTGCCGGGAACTCCGGGGCCAAAGGCCCTGCCCGCTGGAGGCAAGGGTCCAAAGGTGAAGAAGGACGCCTCGACGGCCAAGTCCTACGGTGACAACTCGTACCGCAAGGACGCGCAGCAGGACAAACGCTGACCGTCACTTACTGTTTTCATATTCGTGGCGGAAACGCTACAAATACGCGACTGATAAACTTGACATAGATGAATGGAGTTTCAATGCCCAAAGAGCTATTTGAAGCCAGCAAAATTTCCGCTGACTCTCTGACCGGCGCTGTTTGGCGTGTCAAGGTTATCGAGGGAAACCGCAGAGGCTCCTCGGCCTATTACCCCAAAGAAGTGGTGGAGGCCGGGGCCAACCTGTTCGCCAAGGGCACCCGCGTTTATGGTGACCACCCCACGATGGACGAAAAGTGGAATCGCCCCGAGCGTTCCTACAAGGAAATTGTGGGCGTCTTTGAATCCGATTCCGAATTTGATGGCAATGACCTTTACGCCAACGTTCGGTTCTTCACCAAGCACCAGCAGGAAATCAAGGAACTCGCTGAGGCAGGCGTGATCGGAATGTCGATCCGCGCCTCGGGCGATGTGGAGGAAACCGCTGACGGCCCCGTGCTGAAGGCGTTCACCTCCGTTACCTCGGTGGACGTGGTGACAACTGCCGGGGCCGGTGGAGGCTTCGACAAATTGCTGGAATCAGCCCGAGAAAATTCTGCTGCCGAGAGTGTTGCAGAGTCCCAAAAGAAAGAAGACATCATGGAACTCCCCAAGGAATTTACGGATGCCCTGGACGCTCTCGTTGAGAGCAACAAGCAGACCGCTACCGCCCTCGCCGCTCTCGTGGAGCGCGCCGACAAGGAAGACAAGGCCAAGGCTGACGCCCTGACCGAAGCTGCCAAGAAGGACGAGCCCAAGGCTCCGTCCGCCGCCGAGATTGCAGGCGCACTGGTCGAAGCCGAGCTGCCCAAGGCTGCTCACGCCAAGGTCATCGCAGCTGTCGAATCCGGCACCGAACTGGCCGAGGCCATTTCCGCCGAGAAGAAGTACCTGGAGACCGTCATCGAGGAATCCGGCAAGGAGTTCAAGGGCAACGGCTCTGAGGAACTTCAGGAAGCTGCCGGTTCCAAAATCGGCGCAAACATCTTCGGCGGCTAATTAGGCGGTGATCCGTTTCTCGTCCGCTGCAGACGGCTTTCGGGCATTGCAGTAGCTCGGGATTGTGTGCCCCATGATGGATTTCACGGGCACACAATTCCGGGCAGGCTTTACTCAAATAGTGTTTATTTCCAATGCCGTATACTGATAAATAGCAGCAGCGGCTATGAAAGGCTGAACAATGGCAAAGAACTTTGTCTTCAAGGAAGCGGATTACCTTTCCGCCCCAGTACCCACTGGCACAAAAGCAGGCAAGGCTCTGCGCATTGGTGCCCTCAACGCCGTCACCGTCACCGCAGAGGGCTCGGTTACCGAGACCATCACGCTCGGTGCCGGTGCCACCCTGACCCAGCCTTCCGGCGCAGCCTCCGGCAACAAGCCCGGATTCGCCTCGGTGGCTCTGAAGGGTTCCGCCCTTCTCCCGGTCACGGGCGTCACGGCTTTCGGAACTCCCGTCTACATCAAGGTCTCCGACAACACGCTGCAGGTCACCGCAGCTGCCGGAACCAAGCTGTTCGGTGTGGCACTCGCCGCCAAGACCGCTCCGCTTGCTGATGTCCACGTCAAAATCATCAACGGCGGCGTCGTGCCGGATGCGGCATAAGGAAGGCTGACATGACTATCCAGACCATCACCGAGGCCTCCAAGATTTTTGGTGCTGCTCTCAACGGTGACCGCACTGCTCAGGGCCGCGTCAAGGCGCTGGTTGACGGCACCGCGTACATCACCGAATCCGTCTCCACCTCTGACCTTGCCGCCGCGTTCGCCATCGGCATCAAGCAGACCCTGAAGGAGCAGTACGCCAAACTGACTCCGACGTGGACCGACTTCGCCACCAAAGAGGTGTTCAACGACTTCAAGCCGCAGTTCCTCCGTGAACTGGTGCTCGATCCGAACATCAACCTGGACGAGAACGGCGGGGCCAAGACCAAGCCGCAGTCGCTCGCACGCATCCCGGAAGGCACCGAATACCCCAAGTTCGGCTTCACGACTTCCGCGAGCGGCATCATGCTCTACAAGAACGGTGCCGCGTTCGACTTCACCTGGGAAATGGTCATCAACGATGAGTGGTCCCTCATCAACTCCATCCCCGGCAAGCTGCTCGAATACGCCTCCAACACCGAGGACACCGAGGCCTACGGCGTGCTGGCGGACGAGGACGGCCCCAACGCCCTGACCTTCAACGCCGACAACGGCAACGCCAACACCGGCCTGTTCGCAGCAGAGCACCCGCTCTCCCTCGACGCTCTGGTGCTCGCCAAGAAGGCCATCCGCGCACGCAAGGTCAACGGCAGCTACGTCTCCGTTCCCAAGTTCCGCCTGCTGGTCCCCACCGCCATGAAGGATCAGGCCGAGTCCATCCTGGCTGTGAAGGAACTGACCCTCCGCAACGCGGACAGCACCAAGGAAATCAAGACCGGCGTGTCCAACTCCGACGTGGCTCTGACCGCAACGGACTGGCTGACCGAGATTGACCAGTCTGCAACGGCTGCGACCACTTGGTACTTGGTGCCGGACAAGGGCCGCGACTCCAAGCGCCGCTCCGTCGTTCTGGGCTTCCTGCAGAACAACGAGCAGCCGGACATCCGCATCTCCGGTGGCGGCGGCAACTACCTCGGTGGTGGCGCTGTTCCGGGTCTGGAAGGCTCGCTGCTGAACGACACCAGCTCCTACCGTGTCCGCCACGTTGTGTCCGGCGCTTACCTGAACACTCAGGCAATGCTGGCCTCCAAGGGCAACGGCGCTGCCGCTCCTGCCCAGTTCAGCACCCCGTAGTCTGAACAACCAAAGGCCCCTCATCGGTGAAAATCCGGTGAGGGGCTTTTGCCATTTCCGGCCAAAAACAAAATGCTGTATCCTATTTGTGTGGTGCTACTCCTCCTGTAGTGTGTGGTGAAAACCCCCGGCCCCTCGGTTGCTCCC